GGGGGGTTTTTTTATTAATGTTTTTCCCCTTAAACATTTAAGGATATATGGCTGTTTCCCTGTAACCCCAAAGTTTGGCTATTTGAAAAAAAAAAAAAAAAAAAAAAAAAAAAAAAACCTGTTTCACCTATATTTGCGGGGGGAGGGGGTGTGTGTATAGGTAGGTATAGGTAGGTAGCACTCAGCAGACGGTTGGCTTCGCCAATACAGCTATTCGCTTGGCCTCAACCGTTCGTTCCTCTTTACGCTCCCTCTTATCCTATGTCTCCTCCTTCGGGAGCGAACCCTTCGGGTGCACCTTGGGCGGCGATAGGCAAAGCATAGGCAATAAAAAACCCCGCAACGAGGCGGGGCCTTGGGAATGCTTTGCCCTTCAGGGCTAGATTTCAAACTTAGGGCCGCTTTCTTTGGCCTTGGCTTTGTCATCCAGCTCGCGTTGTGCGCGTTCAAGGTAACCATGCTCGGCAATCAACGCATTTGCATCAACGGCTTTGCCGACACGTGCATTAAATTCGTCACTGCTTTCCTTATACAACGTCGGCTCGGATGCATGTAATGCCGCCTTGACTTCGTCACGACACAAGCGCCGCGCAATGCCCTGCAAGGGGGTAAGCTTGCCGCTTGCACCTGCAATGCGAGGTTTGCGCTTAGTCCATTCACCATCGTAAAGGGCTTGCAACGCTTGTGCCATACTTGCCGCGCGTTCGTGGTTTGGCTGTCCTGCTACGTTAACCCCAGGCGCATAGCTAAGCTTGCGCTTAAGGCCTTCGTGAATGAGCTGTTCGATGATATTCGGCGGCAAGCAATCAATCCGCACATGCGCGATTAAGGGCCATCCTGCCTTACCCGTTGCTTCGTTCTTAAAGGCAAAGTCAATCTTCACGGGGTCAGGCGTGATGCCAAAATCATTAAGCGGATTGATGGCTTTGATGGCCTTAACGAGGTGGTGGTTCGAATTTGTTCCGTTGGTGGTGGTCATATCGTGTTCCCTTTCAGGGGTTAGTTATGGGATAAGGTTATTCCTATCCCATGGGGTTTGAATTAAAGCGAGTCCATATAATCGTAAATTACATCATACACCTTAGCATATCCGTCTAAACTTGCGGCGACTCGTCCAAGGGTGATGCGGCGTGTTGCGACTCCTTCGTTTCCAAAGGTTATTTCACAAGGCACACCAAAAGAACAATTCGCATTCCACAAGGAAAGTATAACCCCGAACGCCGTAGCGTTCACTTCCTTATACTCAATCAAGTCATCGTGTTCATCACGTGTCTCTACGTAATACTTATCAAACATAAGCTTTTCCTTTTCTTTCACGGCCATCCTAAAAGTGGGGCCTCCGTCACACGGGACAATTCCCACGTGACATAAGGGTAAAGTATAGATGGACTCTAACCTAGTCAACCTTTAATTTGCGGCTGAAAACCCTTTTTGTTTGAGGTGTGACATAATTGCAACGGCGAAGCCCACAGGAAAACCCCCGCCACAAAACCCACCACACTTCCTGTCCGTAGGGCGGGGGGCCACCCCCCACCTCGCATTGGCCCCCACACCCTTCCCCTGCCACTTTCCCCGTCTCAGATTACGTTGGGGCCGTTACGAGCAGCACACGCGAAGCCCCATCGGGGATAGGCCCAAAGCCATACGTTTCCTACAAGACGAAGCCAGACCGCAGCTCAAGCCTTGACAACTCCCGACATTATAATATATCCCCATTTGGCGGCTGGGGATAAGACGAGTTTCTCTTTACTCGGCACAGCTTGTCCTCAGCCGCACACTTAAGGATAACCCCATGCTGAAAAGACTACTCGCCTATTTGTTTGCTCGCAAGCTGACCAAGAAAATCGAAGCCGTGGATGCGGAGCGTGATGAAACCCGAGACTGGAAGGTCAGGGATTTACTTTGCCCCAGGGCTGATTTTGACATCCCAGAGGTGGATGAGGATGAGGGCCTTGAACTACCCTGCAATTGTTCGGACAAGCGAATAACAGCCAACGGGATGCGGTGGACTAAACAACCCGTGACCTGGGACATAGATGATAGTGTTAGGGAGCTTGGGGATGAGTTCTACAAAACAGTTGAGGAGTTGGTTAAGCTCTCGTTTGAAGCTTGGAGAAGCTCCGAGGGTGCTGGGTTTCGTTACGCACGTAAACGGGATAGGAAGCCGAACATTTTGGTTAAACTTGGGAAGCTCGATGGCCCACGGAGCACGCTGGGTGTTGCTACACAAGCTGCTATTGATGATTTGAATGAAAGCCAGGAATGGCATCCGACAACAGGAACAATTGTACTGGACGCCGATGAAGGCTTTGCCTTTAGGAAGAAAGTGCTTCACCGGGTGCTGGTGCATGAAATCGGCCATGCGTTAGGAATGCCGCACATGGAAAGCTGGGGGAATGTAATGAACCCATACCTGACCGCTAACACCAAACCCTCAAAAGCCGAGCAAGATGAATTTGCAAGGCGTTACCCAAAACTAGGAGATTAAAATGGTTGAGTTCACAGTAGAAAAACGTAAAGGCCGTAGCCATGGGCTGAAACCACGGGAGGTTTCAGAAGAGGAAATTCAGGACACCATTGCGGTTAGCGTGGCGCTGGGAAGGCGTTGTCTGGAGAATTGGCCTGTGATTGTGCTTGAGAACCTGGCGAAATATACGCCCTACGTTCTGGCTGATGTTCCTGCCACAATGCGCGAGCTTAGTGGTGGTAAGTGGGACTCATGGGATGCTGTTGGTTATGGTGTAGCGGCAGATGAGTGTGTGGATATTTTCCGCATGGTTAAGCTCTGGCTGGCCAAGGAAGGCGTGGGGCTTAAGGAGCCTCTGGACTTTGGCGAGGGTGCTGGGTTTGGGCTGTACGAGCGCTGGGTTCGAGAGGCAAAGGCGTTTGTTATCGGGCCTGTGTTTGACGAAAAGTACCAAGCAGGTATGCCGAGGCCTGAAACCGTGCTGTCGGAGATGTATGGGGAATGGGTGCTGGAGCACTTTGCTTACTTCTGTCCGCCCCATCCTGAAGACCCTACAGGACATGGCGGTAAGTTTAAGATTGTGCTGGAGTTTGTCAAGGCGAACTATGAGACGCTGACGGCAGAGCGGCTTCAAAAACTAACCACGTTCTTGGCGGTGGCAAGTCATGGTCGCAGTCGTGGGCCTGTTCATTGGCTTGGCTCCAACTTGCGGGCTTGGGAACTTTGGGATTTGCTGGAGGAGGCGTCCAATGGGTAAGCTTACAGGCGGCGAGAACCTCGCAGGTGTTCATCCTGACCTGCAGCAGCTTATGATTGATGGGGCTAAAGGTTCTCGGTATGATTTTAAAATAACCGAAGGAGTGCGCTCGTACGAACGTCAACTCGAGCTTTATAAAAAGGGCAAAACTCCTGTGCTCGAGGAGAGCAGACATCTGGCAAGGCTGGCTTGCTGTCATGGTGGGGTTAGGAAGGTTAGTCATGCTGTGGACATCCTGGTTTATGATGAACGCGGGGTTGGTGTGTGGGGACAGACTTATTACCGTATAGTCACTGACCATCTGAAGCAGGTCGCGAAAGAGCTGGGCATTCAGGCCACTTTTGGTATCGACTGGCCTAGTGTGGACTCGGTGCATGTTGAGCTTGCTTGGTCAGACTACCCGCTTTGCGAGAGCAGGGAGGGTTGTTGCGGTGGCACCCTGCCTGATGAATACTTAGGACGTGAGCGAGGGACTGGTGCTCCCGAGTCCACAAAATCAACTCGCACCAAGGAGACTGATATGAACGGAACTAAAGGACTTTTACAAAGCAAAGGAATTTTGAGTCTGCTTATCGCGGCGGTTGCTTTTGCTTTAAAAGAGCTAGGTATTGGTGCAGATGCAGGCACAGTTGTACAAGCGGCTCTTGACCTGCTTGTTGCGCTGGGTATTGGCGGTGGACTGTTTGGCCGTGCTGTTGCAACGCAGCGGTTGCAAGGACTGGTCTAGACCATGCCGAAGAAGGTAAGCCTGTTTAAGCCTGAAACATGGGCCGAGGACGATGCGGATGAAAGTCCTGTTTTTGTTCCGCAGGGTCAGGGTCTAGTTGACCCGACTGATGTTTCACACAGGTTTGCCTTCTGGCTTTGGAAAAATGTTGAGGACATAAAAGCAGTCCATGTTCAGGCCGCGACAGGGCTGAGCGAGGGAATGGTGGAAAAAATACGCAAGTCGCGGGTGTTCAAAAAAGCAGGGATGACGGGAGTTGATTTCGACCTGCTTGGAGCGAACAAAGCGAAACTTGCAACTGGTATGGTTATTGAAAAGCTTCTTCAGCGGGTGCATAGAGAAAGCGATGGAATGACTACTGGTGAGCTGTTAAAAATAATCGAAACCTTAGGAGATAGAGTTGGCTTCAGTAAACAAACAACCCAAGTTCACGAATTTGCCCTTGTTGACGGAGCTGCCATCAAGAAAATCAAAGCCTCCTCGCAGGAGCACGACCAAGGCGAATTTGACCAAGCGGAAGATATTGCGAGCATCGCTGAGCGTCAGCAAAAAGCCATTGCCGCAGGGCGGAGTGGGCAAAAGCGCCTCAGCGAAGCGCGGGACTAAGTTTGAGCAACTGCTGGGACGGAAGCTGAAGCTTGCTCTGCCTCCGAGGCTGGCTGAGGTTCTGGATGACCAGTGGGTAAGGTATTGGCTGGAAGGCGGTAAGCGTGGAAGCGCAGGGCTGCGCTGGGCACAGATGGACTTGGCGGTTGTGGGGAAACACTCGGTGGTTATTGGGGAGTGTAAGCTAACCCAGCAACGTGCAGGACGTCAAGAGCTTAGACGGCTCTATGTTCCGTTGGCTAAGGTTATCTGGCCTGGGAAGGCAATTGTTCCTGTTATGTTTTTCAACCAGCCAACCGAGGCGGAGTATGAAGAAGGCAGGGCCGAGGAGTTTGTGCGCACGGCCTTAACGAGGCCTCTGGCTGATGGAGTTGGGGTTATTGACTTTCGGGTTGATTGGGCTGACTTGGAGGCAAGCGCATGACCAAGGAATATCAGCGAAGCGTGAATGTTGAGCGGGCACCGAAGCGCACACTCGAGCGCAAGCGTAGGGATGAGGAGTGGTGCCAGCTAGGCGATGATGCTCGTATGCAACGGCTGTACGATGACCATGTTTACTTCTGCCTGAACATCATTCCCGACTATTTCATGCAAGAGCATCGGTTTGAGGTTGAGCGTAATGGTGAAAGCGAGGACTTGTTTGATGCGAACAAAGATTACATTGAGCCGCGCAAGGGCGCAGACTGTTTCATGCCTTGGCTGCATCGAGGCGTGCTCGCCATAATGCTTCGTAAAACAAAATGGCTGACACGTTATGGCGAGCTTGACAAGATTGTTAAGAACTTCCGCTGGAATATGGGAAGCGACCATGAGCCACAGTGGGTTTATGTTTTCAAGATGTTCAAGGGCGATATTGTCTTTGCGATTAACTTTCAGAACATTCAAATAATGATGCCTCGTGGAAGTTCTAAAACAACCCTCATGAAGGCAACAAGTGTGATTGAAACAGCCTGGCAAATTGTGGACTTTAGTCTGCTGCTCTCGGCTAGTGAAGACCATATGGTTGACCAGCTTAGTCATGTCAAAGCTACCATTGATGAGAACCAGCGGTTCATTAAAACCTTCGGTGAGCTTAGACCTCCGCTTCGTTCAGGCAAGTCTTGGCAGGATACGCAGATTGAGCTTGAGAACGGTGTGTCGATTAAGGTCAAGGGGCGGAGTGCAAAGATGCGCGGGATGAACAAAAAGTCTAAACGTCCGCAGAAAATTGTCCTCGATGATTATGAAGACGAGGAAGCAGTTAGCTCAAGCGTGCAGATTGAAAAAACCTCCTCAAGGTTCTTTAAGGTGGTTAAACCGATGCTGCCGAAAATTATCCGTCGAGGAGGCTATCCACCGACTATTGTTGCCGTGAACACGTTGCTACAAACCAACAGCCTAATGGGGAGTTTTATCAAAAGCCCTGAGTGGGTGACTATTCGTTTCGGTGTAATGGATGTAGATGGTGAGCCTTGGTGGCCTGAATGGATGAACCGTGAAGGGTATGAGAAGGAAAAAGCAGCCTGGACACTTGAGGGTAAGAACGTCGAGTTTCATCTGGAGTATGACAATAAGGAAATTCCTGACGGGGCCAGAAAGTTCACCAAGGAAATGTTTTACTACAATCGTCTGCCTTATGGTCAGGCGTTTCTGACGTTTGGTGCTGCCGACCCAGCTATCAGTGAAGACCGCAAATCTGACATGGCCTCGATTGCCGTGGTTAGCCTGACCGAGAAGGGTCAGTTCTTTGTACGGGAAAGCGAGGGCTACCAGGGGAAGGACAAACTGCCCGATAGGTTTCAGGAGGAAATGCTTAGGGTCTGCTCGCAGTACAACCCTATGCGGGTTTTTGGGATTGAAAGCAATGCTTATCAAGCTTCGCTGGTGTTTACGTTTAATGAGATGCTTCGGAGGAACTTTATGAACGTGGAGCTGGAGAGCATTACAAATTTGAATAAAAAGACAGAACGTGTAGAATTGGCTTTACAATCCCGATACCGCAACGGATACATTACACATGAGCGCCGTTTCACCCACCTTGAAACCCAGCTCCTAGATTGGCCTCTAGGTAAAAAAGACTGCCCTGATGCACTCGCAATGGCTGTTTCCCTCGCAGCTAAACATGCTTCGGGTTTCTTCCTTTCAGGGGAAACTCACGGAGAACAAACATTACCCCTGAGTCAGGTGGTAGGAAATTGGAGATTAGTGTAAATGTGCAGCAATCCAAATTGTATTAACACCAACAAACCTGCGTCAAAGTGTGGGTGCAGACCAGCACCGCAGCCGAAGACGTTTATTGTTCCCCACGGGTACAAGCTTCCTATTGAAGGCTGTGCCACTGGTGTACCAGTCCCTGTTCGTCAGGCTGGAGGTAATGTTATGAATTGCGCACCTGCGGGGTGTGTAAATCCAGGTGATGCGCCTGTGCTTGTGTTTGGAGCAAATCCTGCAAGAAGCGAGGTTGTCATAACCAACAGCCCAACGTCTGCTGGCGTCCTGTGGCTCAAGGGTGACGGTGCAAAGGCAGGGCCAGGTGGGCTTGCTGTCCATCCAGGTGAAACCCAAAAACTTAATTACACGGGGCTTGTTGCTGTGTGTGCTTCCAACGGTACGGTAACGTATTCAGCGGTTGAAATTATTTTCGCATAGGAGCGGTTGATGAGCGGAACAGATTATATTAACGGTCAGGGCTTAAGTGGCCTGCCTTTTTGTCTTACATCAAATGATGGGACGATTACAATTAAAAAAGGTGTCACTGCGAATGGCAAAGAAACCTTTGACCTTTCGAGCGGGATTACCTTAAGCGATTTTCCTGATGGTTCCATTCCAGCGTCAGCTATTGATGGCTGTCCAGGCGGCTGCGGCGAAACAGGTCAAGGCAATGTCGGCTCGGTAGCTAACCCTTACGTGGGTTTTAGTGGTAGTGTTTATGTTCAGCCAGCCTCAAACGGTTTGCTTCACTTTGGCGGGTCAGGGGCGAACGGCGGGCAGCTTCAGATGTATGATGGAACTTGCTGGTGTGATGCAGCTGAGCAACTTGGTGGATTGACACCAGGCTCGGTTTTCACTGACGGTAATAACTCATGGCAGTTGATTAGCACAACCGGAACTCCAGGTGAGGTTGGCTATTCGGAAGATTGGGAACAGATTGTTCTGAATGCAGGTGGCGGCGTTAGCGTGTTCAATGCGCGTGGTACGGTCTGTCAGCAGCGTCCTCTTGGTATCAATGGCGATGGGCGGCCTACATGGACAGCCTCTGAGGTTGCCGAAGGTATTCCAACAGGCTATGTTAACTGGAACGGAACCAAGTGGGAACGCTGGAACGGAACAGCCTGGGAAGATGCCATTGTTAAAGCTCCAGGGTTTTTCTGGGCCGAAGGTGTTTGTCAGGAAAATGGGGATGTTGACTATTGTGTGCTTTATACGCTTTGCCCGAAAGAGGGCGACTGCCCTACGGACGGTGAAAGTGCAATTCCTGTCGCAACTAACGTGGCAATTAAAGTCCGAGGTAGTGCGGACTTTGTTTGGCTTGAGTATGTCGATGGTGCGCTTTGTGTTCAGGTCAATTGGGCCAACGTCGATGCCGATGTGTTGGCAAACGACCCTGAGTTCTGTGCGGCGCTGATTACCAAGCTGGTTGCGAACCAGGACTTCATCACACGGTTGACAGCGGCCTTGAGCTCAACCTATGTTACGCAGACGAATATTGATAACTCACTCACAGCCTTTCTGGATGATGCTAGACTGAAAGCGGCTATTCAGGCTTGTATTGATGACCAGTCGGGTGGCGGTAGCGAAGCCCGTACTGACGAGGAAATCAACACCCTAATTAAGGCGTGTTTGGCTGATAATGCAGGTGGTGAAACAACTACAGTGGGTGGTGGGAGCTTTACTTGCTTCCCGAGTGGGCTTGCGCTTTGGCAACGTCCTTTCCAAGTTGGGGAAGACCAGACAATCAGTATTCCGCATCCTAGTCAGTTCGATACGGTTCTTGCTGTTTGGCTCGAAGGTGGCGCGAATGATAACGCGCTTAATCAGGCTGACAATGGCCCATACATTTTAAACAACCTTGTTGGTCCGTCGCAGATTGTTAACCCTGTTGAGCAAACAGCAGACGGGAATATTTATATTCTCGGAACATGTACACCTGACTTTGGTCAGGGCGGCGGTGACCCAGGGGGCGGAGACCCGACAGGCCCGTTGACGACTGACCCTAACCCAGCAACCTGTGTTCTGTATGCAGAAGACGACACCACGCCGCCTACACAGGTGCGTGAGTGCTCGTTCTTTGGTGATGGGGTTTCAGATATTACCTGCGGTGATGTAGTTGTGAATGGTGGAATGTTTGAGTATCGCCAGCAAGGTGGGTCTGTGATTGATGGTGTGCTTACTCTGTCTGGCGTTAACCACCAGAGCATAACGAATATCACAATCTCCTCGGCGTGTGCCACTGACACCAACATGGCGTACACGCCGCGAACAGGTCAGTCTTCAATCATGGATGTACCCCCAGCGCAGTCAACGGACATAAACGCCCATTTGAACTGCGCAAGCGGTTACACAATCTCAATCATCTGCGCATAGGAGAGCCTCATGGCTGGAGTAAACTACATTCAACCTGACACAGGTGTTCTTCCTCACAAAGATGGGAGCCAATGTGGGAATTGTGCGAACAACACCCCAGCAACCGTCTTGCAGCCTTATTATGAAAAACGTGCTGACGGGACTTGTGTTCCGTTTTGGCGGGCTGTTAAGGTTCGGGCTGACGGTAAGTTCGAGTGTCTTGGTGATTTAAACATCGCCTACTCGGCAGGGCATGATGTCGCAGATGACTCGGAGGTCTGTCCAGGCTATCTGCCTGCGCCTGATAAAACCGAGCCAGAAGCTGTTAAGATTTACTGCACAGGTTCAGCTACGTTTGTGGGGCCTGAGCCTGGCGAAGAACCGTTGGTGTTCACCGAGGCTGACTTGGGGCTTACACCCGCTCATCTTATCACGTCAATCTCGTTTAGCGGGGTTGGGACTAACGACAATGCAGCACAGCTTAAAGGGGGCTGCGGCCCTGAAGATTGCTCGCTTGTTAACCTTCACGAAGGAGACACGGTGAGCTGGTCTGAACCTTCAGGGTTTAATGGCCCGCTGTTTCAGCTTACTATTGGGCCAGACAACCCAAGCTCGACGTTGCGGGACATGATTGAGGTCACATATGTTGTTTGTAAGGAGACACCTGGTGCTTAATGGCGTCTGTCCTCCACCATCAGGCCCAGCGTCGCCGCCTGTGATACATCCGCAGCTTGCTCCCCTGTGGGAGAAGCTTTGCGAAATGATTGAACTCCTTGGTGGAGAGCCTGTGATAGACCCACAGCTTAAACCTATAACGTCAGTCAACAGCTGGCAGACTAAAGAGGACTGTGTTCCTCTGCAACAAATTCTTTGCATGCAGGGCGAAGAGATTATTTTGGAAAGTTGGCTCAACCTGCAGACCAACGAAGTTACAGAAAGACCTGATATGTCAGATGTTGAATTTGCAGGGGCCGGTTTTACCCCTATTCCTAAAACCTTAGAGGCCGAGGTTGAGCACTTTGCTCTTGAGGGTGAGTTTTCAGGAACCATTGAAGAAGCGGCTAAAGCTGCTCTTGCAGCCGCAAGCATTGCTTTCCTCACCGATGATGGTGAGCAGAAGTTTGAGGTTCTGCCTGAGCACCTTTGTGCCTATAAGGTGAAAGCTGCGCCGTGCGATAGCACCATTCTGAAAGACCCACTCGACCCTGAAACGGGTGTTGAGGTTGAAGCCGAAGGCACATTTGTTAATGGTATTCAAATTGCTGGTGACGCAGATGCACCATTTGCAGATGCAAACCTTTTAGCACCTGTTGCGCAGGTTGCTGATGCCTATTCGGCATGGTGCTTCCAGTTTAAGCTTGAAGGTACTTGCGACAAAGCAGGTGTGTTCACCGTGGCCAACGCAAACACGAAAGGTTAAACCTCCATGCCTGATGTCGAGTTTTCAAAAAATGGTACAGGGAAAGCTTTGGAGCTCGACATCTGTACAGGGCCGTTCACAGGGGTTACTGCCCCTTCGGGCTGGTGGACAGGTTGGAGTCCAGTTCGCACTGCCAACCAAAGAACTGAGACCAGGATTAACTGGTCTAAAGAGCACACTGGAACCATTCGTAGTCCCAGCTGTGTGACCGATTTTAGTGGGGACTTTGAGCTTGGCTCATGGTATCGTAGAGTCCGCAGAGCACGGAGTTACCTGTGGGTGGACTATCAGCTGGTAATTAACGGAGCCGTTGTCCTCACGCGAACAAACCAGCGTTACCATTATCGGGACAAGCTCCAGGACACAAATCCTAATGTTATACGAAGTGTTCCAGTGGACATAATGTCAATTGGAACAATTCAGGTCGGACGTTATAACGTCCCAGCGGGGGCTGTTGTGGAGCTACGCACCAGGGTTCGGGATAATGTGAATGGCTCTCAGACCTCGGCCTACAGCCGCTGGATTGGTGGGCTGCGCTCGACGCTGGAGTGGAAGTTTATCCCACGAAACCTTGTCATAGGAGCATTAGATGCCTGATATGAAATTTTACTTTTGGGAAGAACCTCAGGTTGAGGTTGAGGATTTTGTTCCTTCAGCGGAGTATGGGCTTATTGATGCAGAAAACCCGCCGCCTGAGGGGGCTGTGCTGGTTGAAACCCAGGAGGGTCTTGATGCCCTTGTTGCTCAACATGAGAAAAAGTCAGCCAAGCTGATTGAGGCTATTGAGTGTGAGGGCGAAGACGCAGACCTTGACCCTCGCTTGAAAACAAACAACGGAAAAGGAAACTTAAAATGAGCGATACAGATGTAATTAACGCTGCAGGTCAGAACGACTGCTGTGATGCAGCCAATACCCCTGCGGATAGTCCTGATGGTGTGGCCTCGAACGCACAAGCCTACCTTGACTGGCTGAAGGCTTGCAAAGAAAGCCTGGAAAGTCGAATTTTGGTTCTTGAGGGCAAGAAAGATGTTCGTTGCCGCTATAAGGAAACACTTAACATCAACCCGACAGATGGGTTTGTGCGGATTGTCTTCGAGTGCTACGATGAAGATGGGGCTGTTATTGCTGATAGCGAGTTCTCGTTTGTGGTTAATGACTCGACGGAGCTTCCTGACCTTGACACTGATACCTTTGCAACCTATGACGGGACAACTATTACCTTTGCCGATGGAACAACCTACACTCCTCCCACGGTGATGGAGCTTTCGCATACAGGCCCTGATGGAACAGGCGCAGTTGCTTCTGATTGTGTTCAGCCTTCGTTGCTGACAGCTTGCGGAACCGAGCGGTTGCCTAAAGGTTCACGTGTTCTTCGGGCGGGTGATACCAACCCTGTTCGTGCCGTTAGTTCAACAAAACCCACAGTCAACGTGCTACGGTCTGCACTGATTGGTTTGCCTGTGCGCGCGTACAACCAGCTTGCTTCCGAGACCGATACGCTGGTTGTTATCAATCCGTACTCGTGTGCAGCCCTTGAAGGCCGCTTAGACTTTGGCGGACGGGGTTATCCGCAATACGATACATTGAACCACAATTCTACTGGCTCACACCAAGACGTTCAGGTTCATGTGCAAGTTCGTCAGGGCGGGGCTATTCGTGGCGAGCACATCGACTACTCTAACGGTTTCGCCAGCGAACACTATCAGGGTAACCGTTTTGTAATCCCATCTGATGTTGTTACAACTGTTCCCCCTGGTGGAGCAGCATCTTGGGACACTGAGGTTGGTTACACCAACTTCCACTTCTCTGATGGCGGTGGAACGGCAGGGCCTAATCGAGCCGAGGACGTCCCAGCTCGTGTCATCTACAATCTTCCGCGCCTGTATTTCTTCGGCGTTCCCTCTTACTAGGAGTCACTCATGACTGAACAAGTTATTCACTATAAAGAAAACGGTGTGCTTAAAAAGCAGGTTGTTGTTTTCGTGCCACATGCAGGCGAGAGCCCTATGCGTGAGGGCGGTATGGACTTTGACGAAGGTGTTCCTCGGACTATGCAAACTCCCATGTTCGACCTGCCTAAAGACGACAACCTAATTGTGCCGTTTTTGAAAGAAACAGCCTCGCTTAAGGAAAAATCTTTCAAAGCGTTCTCCCTAGCCTCGGCTCGCTCTGGCGTTGAGGTCATGGACGAGAAAGCCTGGAACACCGAGTGGCAGGCAAACGAAGCTTCTTACAGCGCTCAACCTTCAAAGTAAAGCAGACCTATGGACTCCACCACCAAAGGTTTTGTTAACTATGCTGAAACCTTCACTGCTGCTGACCCTGATAAAAACACCCAGCACAGTGAGAACCACCAGAAACTCTTGACGTTTGTCAGGGAGCGTATTAGCTCCAGCGAGAAGGAAATGTGTAAATTCTATCCTCGTTGGCGTGCCGCTGAACTTAGGCTTTTGGCTTTTGCTGAGAGCCAGCTTGCCAAAGGCAAACATAAATCTATGTGTAAAGGGGAAATTGACCCTCATCAAGAAATCCGACGCGATGTTGCTGTGCCCTATATCTTCTCAACCATGCAGACTATCTGCACGTACATGATACAAACCTTTGCTGGACGTAAGCCCATGCTTCAGCTAGGAGCGTATGACCCTGAGAACCTTAAAAAAGCTCGGCTCATGGAAAAGAAAATTCAGTACGACGGTGACCACACAAAAATAATCAACAAGTTTTGGAGCTGGTTCTGGAACTCTCAACTGTATGGAACTGGTATTCTGCACGTCGAGTGGGATATTAAACGTGCTCTGCGTCGTGAGATTAGCTCTAAACCTGACGGCACAGCAACTCGCAAGGCGTCTGTTCAGACTACATTTGAAGGCAACTCCACAACTGTTGTTGACCCGTTTCTGTTCTTTCCTGACCCGTCAGTGCCCATGAGCGAGGTTGCTACTGAGGGCGAGTTTGTCTCATGGAGAAGCTTCAAACGTAAGAATTATATCACCAAGCAGGGACTGTTGGGCAACCTTGCCCACACGAGCAAGATTAAAACCGAATGGGCCAACCATGACCAGGTTGACGGAATGAGCTTTCGTAATCGTGTTAGCGGCTATGACACAGCCAACAATCGCATTAAAGGACTTATTCAGGTTGACACTGGAACATACGAAATCATTCCTGAAGAGTATGGTTTTGAACCCAAAGGCGACACGGACTTTGACCCTAAAATGCCTGCTAAGTGGTTAATCATCATGCTGAACAAGGACGTAATCGCTTATGCAGCTCCGTACAACCATGACCATGAGCGTCATCCTGTCTGTGTCATCGAACCCTACGGGGATGGTCACTCGTTTGGCTCAGTAGGCGCACCTGATTTGCTTGGGGATATTCAGGAAACAGCCACGTTTCTGCTTGATAGTCACATTAAATCACTGCGTCAAGTTATTAACCAGAAAATTCTGTTTGACCCTAGCGCAATCAACGCCGCTGACCTTCAAGCTAACCAAGAAGGCGGGGCACTGGTTAGGCTCAAGACTGCATCGCAGGGCCGTGACGTGAATACTATTCTGAAAGACTTCACTCCTAAAGACCCCACGGCACAAAACATCAGCTCTCTTGCAACAATCATGCAAATCGGAGACATGATAAGCGGGACAAACGATAATCTGCGAGGTCAGCAAAAAGGCGGCAGCCGCAAAACAGCTACGGAAGTTCGCTCGTCTAACGAAAGCTCATCCAACCGTATGGCGGCCCAAAGCATGCGGATAAGCTCCCAGGGCATCAGCGAGTTCAAAGAAATATCAGCCCTGAACAACATGCAGTTCCTATCGGATGATTTTTCTATAACCCTGCATGGCGAAGACGCTGTGAACGATGCTGCTGGTAGTGTGGAAGACTTGTTAGGAGCTGGACAGCCAGACACTTCTGAGGAAATCACTGCGCAGAGTATCATTGGGGACTTTTATTTTCCTATACATGATGGTACACTACCAATGGACAAAGTAGCTATAGCTCAGCTTTGGACACAGCTTTTCCAAGTTGTGCTCCAAGACCCAGAGCTGAGAATGGGTTACGATTTGTTCAAGCTGTTTGACCGCATAGCCTATCTTGGTGGAGCGGAAAACATAGAGGAGTTTAGGAATGATACAGGCAGAGGAGCTACCCAAGGCATCCCAAGTATTCCTGGGGGAGGTGTTCCAGGCCAAGGAGTTCCTGCCCCTCAAGGAGCAGGTGGAGGAGTCCCTAGTGGCCCTGCACCAACAATTAGTCCAGGCTGACGCAACCGACGTCAAATTGGTTATAGAACTGCAAGTGAAAATTCGCGAGCGCTTGGAGTTCTTAGATTTTATCGCGAATACCATAGCCCTGATGGAGAATTAAAATGGACGGATTAACACCACATAACCCAGCGAACCCTAACAACACCCCTGCACCCCAGGGGTCGATGGTTGACCAACTGAACGCGCAACCTGAGCCGAGTGCGATTGACATGCTATTGGGGCTGGACGAGCCTGCTCCACAACCAGCACCAGCACCGCAAGCGGCTCCAGCGCAACAGCCTACGCAAGCACAACCACAACAGCCTGCCGCGCCAGCGCAGCCAGAGCCAAACCCTTTTGAGGGTGAGAACTGGTTCGAGCAACAGCAACGTCAAGCGCAACAGCAGCAGCCTGCCGCACAACAGCCTGCCCCTACGCAACAGCCCACTCCTGCACCTGCTACGCAGCCTGATGCTATTGCCGAGTACCTCCGTCAGAACACTGCGGCGTTAACACGCCTGGCTCAACAACAGCCTTCCGCGCAACCCGAACAGCCGAAAACATTCCAGCAATCGCTTGATGACTTGAAAATCAACGTCCCTGACAACCTGCTTCAGATGATGCAGTCGCCAGAACCTGGCAAGGCGCAAGAAGCCCTCGGGGCATTGCTTTCAATGGCAGTTCGTCAAGCTGCCGCACACACATATCAGTTCACTCAGCGTGACATCCAAACCGCCCAACAGCAGAACCAGCAAACACAAGCTGCTGCTGAAGGCCGACGTAGGTTTGAGACCCGTATGACTGACCTGCATCCCAAACTGGTTCGGGCTGTTAAAGCCTCACCAGCTGGACAAGTGGCCCTTACCAGAGCCATGCAAGAAATTGCGTCCGACCCTCAATGGGCACGAGCGCAATTATCCGATGGCCTCATTAACGCCGTAGCGCGTAGGTCAGCAGAGCTTATCAGTGAGCAATCACAAGCTCTTGCGCCTTTTATTGGTGGTAACCAACAGAGGCAACAAGCCCCTGCTGGACAACACCCTCAGCTTAACGGCGGCAATGCGAATTTGCCTACCCCTGGCGGAGCTAATCCCATTGGAGACAATCTTGATGGTATGTTCAGACACCTTTAAGTCTGACGACAACTAAAGGAGCCTTAAATGGTACAAGTATTAACACCGCCAGGGGGTATTGAAAACCTTTGCCCTCCTGGCCTTAAGCAATCTGCTTCTCATGGTTATGGAGAAGCTCCGACAACGCTGCGAGGTAAAATTCTCCGCAATGCGCCAAGCTTGGTCAACAAGACCCCGCTGTATGCACTCACGAGCGCAATGAAAAAGCAAACAGCTCTTCGTGCAACAGAAGTCAGTTGGTTCGAGAAAAAGTACGACAAACGCAAGCTTACAATTTGCGGCGAGTACGACGATGCTGGCGGCGTGAGCGGAACACCTCAGGTCATTCAAGTTAAAGGCTCCCCTTGGACTATTAAGGAAAACCAACAACTCAAGAATTTCGTCACTGGTGAAATTATGCTTATCGCTTGTGCGCCCGTTGGTGTCAGCGCAAGTGAAGACCAACTGATTAACCTTCAGGTTATCCGTGGTTATGCTGGAACAACACCGCGAGAGTTCACTGCCCCTGCCGAAGCTGGCTGTGGTATGAGCGACTGCTTGGTTAAGATGGGTTCAGCTTTTGAAGAAAAGTCTTGCAACCCTAGTCCAATTCGTCGTGACCCAACACCTCGGTCAAATCAAACTCAAATCTTCCGTGATGGTTATTGCATCACAGGTACAGCCAAAGAGATTGATTATGTCACTGGTAACCCGCTCGACGAGATGAAAGCTGATGCCCTGCATGAGCACTCAAGCGATATTGAGCGTTCCATGCTTTTCGGTGTTATGCATACGTCACAGCGTAACGGTAAACTCGTCCGCACAATGGACGGGATTGAGACGATGATTAAGCGTTACGCGCCTGATAACTACATCATCCGTGACCCTAACGCTGCGATGGGCTTCAACGAGCTTGAAGATTACCTTAATTTCTTGTTTGTGTTTGGTTCAGAAACTCGTGTTGCTTTTGCAGGACGTAACGCTGCAATCAACCTTGAGCGTATGATACGAGCTAACACCAAGTTCCAGATGACAATGGCTACCCTGAATGGCGGTATGCGGGTTATGAAAATTCGCGGGGTGTTCGGAACCATTGCTATCAAAGTTCATCCTGACTTTCACTTCATGGGTGAACCTTGGGACTCAAGCTTAATGATTTTGGATATGGCGAATATTGGTTATCATGCTGTTCGCAATCGCGATACCAAGCATTATGACTTCTCTAGCCTTGCAGCTAAATCAAACGGTTGTGGCAAAACAGGCCAGGATGGTGATGACTTTGGTTTCCTTACTGAGTGTACAATCTCAATGGGCAATCCAGAGAACTCTATGATTATCCAAAACATCTGTGAAGTCGGTGAAGACTGTTATGAATGTGTTGTTCCAGCTCCACATACAACATGCTCGCTTCCGAAACCTAAGCTTCCTTGTCCTCCAGCTCGTGTTGACTGCGACCGTGTTGCGCCTGTGGCGTGTCAAGGTTGTGGCTGTCCAACTAAGGTTGGTGAGTGTGGTGATTGTGCCGAGGTTGCGGCTGTTAATGAGCTTCCTGACCAAGAAGGCTGCGGCGCTACGACTGGTATTCAGTTCGAAGAGCCGGGCGAGGGTGAAGGCGAAGGTGAGGGTGAAGGCCCTGGCCCAGGCGAGGGCCCTCCTCGACCAGACCCAAAGGTCGAGGTTCCAGGTGTACTTATCCTCGGCGGTAAAGAGGGCAAGGGTGAAGGCGAAGGTGAGGGTAAAAGTCCTCCTCTGCCAAGCGACCCAATTGACGACCTAATCTAATCCGTAGGGGCAGCTTTCGGGCTGCCCTTCTTTAATCTTTTTCTGGAAACTCAATGGCCACGTTCACTGAACTACTCACGGAAATATCCGACAAGGTAAATCGAGGCGACCAGTTCAACTCGGTAATAGCTTCGCTTATTTGCGATGCTGTTGAGTTTGTTGAAAAAGATTATACATACCTGTATATGGAAAAAGTATTCCAAGTCAGGACTCCTGAATGGACTCCACCCAAGAATGTTAAGGCGGTTCTAGGTGCGGCTCACACTAAAAAATGTCTTGCAAGGGAGCACTATACAATCCGAGTTGACCGCCTGGGTACGGAGGTCTGCTTCGATGCCTGTCCTGCGTGGGTGAAGGTTGCGCAGTACTCTGAGTGTGGCCCTGATAGCGAGGCTGACATTCCGTGCGGTTCGCTGATTAAGAACATCATCCTTCAGGACATGGGTGAGTTTCTCGAAGACCCTGAGACGTTCCAAATAAGCGAGTTCATTCTTCAACGCAAACTTGGTGCAGCGAAACGTGCTGACGAAGAGGCCCGATTTGGGGCAATAACAAACGGCTCATATGCAGGTGGTTTCACTTGCTGTCAGCCTCAACAAGGAAGGTGCGGCAACTATGGCTGATGTTAATATATACGACAACCTCACTGACCAGATAACATTCATTGACCTTAAGAGCAAACTTGCCTCCTCGTCGTGCATGCCTGATGGAGGCAAGGCACTGCTGCTTGAGGCTCTGCAACAACCTGCGCGTTTTGCTGTAGGCTCGGGCGGACAGAACGCCGCTGACGCTTTAGGGCTTCAATCCCAAACAGGCGGGTCGGAGGCAATTGTTGCGGTTGATGCACACTCGCTTAAATGGAGCGCCTCAAACGTCTGTGTGGACACGGCAGACCTTGGCGAGGTCGGGCTGTTTGTGGGAGAGAAGCTTCTGCTGGTCAAGGCCATTCCAACAGAGTACATTCCGCACAAATATACCATCACCCTCAGCTGGACATTGGAGCTAACCGATGAGTGTTGTTAACAAAACTCGTGAACTTGTGGCGGGGACTATCAGCAATCAGCTTCGCTGGATGGCCGTGGGCACTGACCCAGGGCTTACCCCAACCACGCCTGAAATGACACAGCTTGTTGACGAGCTTGTCAGAGTTCCTGTCACATCAGCAGTGGTCACAGGTAATGCTGTTCAATTCACAGCTAAGTTCACCAACCTTCCGCCTTGCGAGATAACTGAAATGGGTCTATACTGTACAAAGACAGGCGCGACCCTTGGAGCAAGGTGGTTAACCAAGGCCCTCAAGCCTACAAAAAACAACGATATCGAGGTGTCTTGGACACTTCAAATGGATTAGAACAGACGGAGACTGACATGAGTGCAGAAACAACAAACAAAATTGGTCTTAGTATTCCTGACTTCGGTGAAGCTGGTTGGGACATTCTGGTTAGCAGGAATTTTCGTAAACTAGACTCATTATTGGGCACATGCCCGTTTGAGCTTAGTGGCGGGACAGTTAACCTGACCACAGACCAAGCTTGCTTCGGTGGATATAAGTTCACTGGCCCGGCAACAGGGCCAAGCTTTGTTCACTTTCCGATAATGCAGCGTACTGTGTTCTTCCATAATGACACAGGTTTTGATGTCTATGTCGGCTTTGTAGGCGAGGAACAAAAAGACATGATACGAGTTCCAACGGACTCAACAACTGTCGCCATGTTCTCAGGGAGTAACAAGTGTGAACTCTCAGCTGGAAGCGGCGGGGCATTTGAACCTAAGACTGTTTCTCAGCTTGGCATGACACTGTTTCATTCAGTCAGCGGGCAGACCTATCTACGAAACATTCAAGGCGGGAACGGGATTTGTATTGAAGACGAGGACACAAACATCAAGGTTATGTTTGACACGTCGAAGCTTACTCAGAGCGGTTGTGCAGCCCTAAAGGCCAAGATGGGTATAAACAGCCAAACCCAAGGCAACAACCAAATCGCCACCCACCAAGGGGACACCAACCCAGGCTACCTTGCCTCAAAGCTTCAGTTCGCAGCACCGCTTGTCGGAAGACCTGTAAGCAACTCGCTTGGTGGGAACAAGTTCTCGTACTCATACAACGTAGCCCTGGACTGCAAGCTTATCCCTTCAGGACAAGGCCCCACAGACTTTTTGCTTGGGTGTCGTAATGGTCAGCTTTGTCAGGTCAAACCAGAGGACGTTCTGGAAAATTGGGACATCATTCTTCCTGCAGGTTGCGGATATGACCTCGGTCAGGGCGTGGTTCAGCAAAAAATATCATTCACAGACCTGGCCGAGGGAACGTATGTTTTCGACTGGCCTGTGGCTCTGACATCCATCCCGAGCGTATGGGAGCAGTCAAACACTGACACTGAAACGGTGGTTCAAATCGACGCCGTGACTGAGGGTTCAGTTCAAATATCAGTAATCAGCCTCTCAGGCACAACCGTTAGCGGCTGTCTGTTTGGCATAGGAGAAGCAGCATGAAAAAACTATTCTTAATCCAAAAGCCTGGGACAATGCGTATGCAGCTTGCTCGGGTGGCTCGTAATGGAGCGGTTAAAATTGGCGAAGCCTCTAAGACCGCAATTGCTCGTGCACTGACTAATGGCAAGCAGGTGACCTACGACCCTGAACGCAATCGCTACGCAACCCAGGCTTCGCCCAAGGCCGAGCTTTGCGGTGCTGGCTGCATAACCAAAGCCCGTATGCTCCGAGGTCAGGCTATGCGAACCATGTCCCTGACAAGAAATAAAAACGTAATCGCAACTTATCAAACTTACATTGCTTCACTTGATGCTGTGATTGCAACCTTAACCGCAGACCAGACGCGCGCAATAGTCTTTCCGTCAGCCCCTTGGGAGGGCTAGTAATGGACGAGCGCCCAGCAACTAAAGGGGACATCGACGAGTTGAAAAAGGATTTAAAAGAGTCACTATTGGGCCTGAGCGCCAAGGTTGACCTTCTGCAGCGTATGCACGTTGTGGAGGCTAAGATGAATGCTACGCAACAAATTGAGATTGAAAATCTTCAAGCTGAGATTAAGAGCATAAAGACCAAAGCCTGGGGGCTTATTACTGTTGTGCTTGGGCTTATTATCAAGTCCTTGGCTGAACTCTTACACATAGGAGGCCTACCTAAGTAATGCGTAAGCTTGCTCGGATAGAACAGGAACACATAATGGCAGGGCTTCAACCCTCCTTGCCTAGCAGGACATCTGTGCTTTTCACCAAAGGCCAGAATGTTACGTTTACTGAGCAAAGCGTTCAGCCCGCTCTTGGACAAGTTCCTATCATCGGGGGCGCAGGTCGGCGTGTAACCCATCTGCAAAGCAATCGGATTGACTCAGTACCAACACTGTTTTGGGGTGATAGCGCAGGGCTTTATTCGTGGACTGAAGCGAACGGAACGCAGATACGCGGTAGCGGTTATACAGGAGACGATTGTGACCAGTGGCAAATTGTAAACTGGGGGCGTCAGGTAGTCGCTACAAACGGCGTTGACCCTGTGCAGCTATACGACCCTGCGCTGGGAATATTCACTCCACTTCCTGGAGTGACGTTTAATACAGCCGACTTGCTCATTCGCCGTAGTCCTTTTTTAATTGCCCTGAACCTTAACGGAGGTTTTGGCGATACCTCTATTGCGTGGTCAGATGCTGACGACATAACCTCATGGGTGACCTTGCCGTCTAATCTGGCAGGGGACTTTTTCGTCCGAGACATGGAGAGTGAGATTATTGCCACCCTTCCGTTGGGGGATGATATTATATTTTATGGCACTGACTCCATGCACCGCATGACCTTTGTTGGAGCGCCTAACGTATTCAGTGTTGAGCGGCTGCTCGAAGGCGTCGGCCCTGTGGGCAAGCATGCTGTTGCCGAGGTTACTCGGACTCACTATGGGTTTTCTAAAAAGGGAATTTTCGTAACCAATGGGTTTGAGTATGAGTTCATCGACAAACCCTACATTCATGATTATATCTACGACACCCTGAATTGCGACCCCAAAGTCCAGTCTGGGTTTGTGGCTTGGAACGATGAGCTTGAGGAACACGTTGTGTTCTTCTATGCCGATGATACCTCGAATACAAACAACCGTGCTGTAGCTTATAACTACCGTGACAAAAACTGGACTATCTGGAACCTTCATCGCACAGCGGCTGAGAATGTCAGCGTGTTCCAAGACGGGATAACAGCCGACCAGCAAGGGAACATCTACTTCCAACAGGTCAATCCTGTAACCGATACAGCAAATCCTCACCCATTTCGTATCTGCTCAACCATTAAAGTCGGGTTTGGGTATGGTCAACAACTCTATGGCTCAACAGGCTATGGGGGTATTGGTGAGGCAACAGCAGTCCCACAGGGAAAAGATTGCGAGAGCCGATGCTTACCGTCAGGGCAAGCATGCGGTCAGGTGATTATAAAAGAAATCTGTTGCCTCACCAAGCGCTCACGTTACGTGCCCACGCTTAGTGAAAGCCCTGATGTAATCAGGCTGGAGACTAAAGACCTAGACCTTGGCTCGAACCTTTATTTCAAAACCCTGCAGAAAATCAGAGTAGAATTAGACCCTGACCAGGAGGGGCCTAGCGTTGGTGAGCTTGGATTGTATGTCGGCTCCCGTGATGAGATGTGTGATGAAGTCAGCTGGGAAGGGCCATACGATATTCAGAAATCATGTCCTATAGACTTGAATGTCCAGAGCAAGTACTTTAGGTTTCGTATTGAGGGGACACGTACCCTCAAAAGGTGGCGCATTAGCGCAATCGACCTGTTTGGTAAATCAAGCAAAGTGAGGCGGTAATGACTGAAGCTCAAATCAGACCCAGAGTACCTGAAGCGCCTCGCCGCGAGGAAGGCCCTGCTGGACTGCTTGCCTGGGTTCAGCGGTTTGTGCTCTGGCGGAGACAAGAAGACCTGCGTCGGAAACCTTTACGTCCGTCGAGTTGTCTTTCGACTGACCTGCCTTCCGCACAGGAAGATGGGATAATTATTTTTGCAAGTGACCTCGGTGTGCCACTTGTTAGTTTCAACGGGAACTGGTTTCCCTTTGCAGTGAATGGAGCTTTGTAATGGTTTTATCAGCTTTAGGAGCCTTTGCTCCGTCGATTGTCAAGGGTGTAGGAAGTCTTCTTGGTGGCGGGGGCGGCAATGCGCAAGGGCAATCCCAAACCCAACAGAACACCCTTCAAAGCCTTTTGCAGAACGTCATGACCAACACACAAGGTCAGCAGACGGGTCAACAGACAAACCAACAATTCGGCCAGACCATGCAAGGGCCGGGCCAATTTACTTCTGGTTTCTTTCAAAACGGCCTTGACTTCCTCGGCCAAGCGTTTAATAGTGCCCCACAAGCAAGTTACCAAGGCCCTATCAATGCAAATGTCAACCAAACCCAAATTGCAGGAAATAATGCAGCAACTCAGCTCGGCTCAAGTTATCTTGGACAGGGCGAGCAGACACGCGCACTTGCAAACCAAACCCTCAGTGGAGATTTTCTTAACCCTCAAAGCAATCCGTACTTGGGCAACGTCCTGTCGCAGCTGGCTGTGCCAACAGTCCGTGCCTTCACCGAGGACTTCATGCCAGCGGCAACAAGCCAGGCTATTGCGTCAGGCGCGTACGGAGGCTCTCGCAATGGAGTTACAAACGCACTTGGAATTGACCGCTTTACTGAAAACCTTACCAACACTATCGGAGCACAGCTGTTCGACAACTACCAAACTGAGCGGGATAGACAGTTCCAAGCTCCTGGACTTCTTCAGCAAGCCTTTGGTTTGGAACAAGGAGCCGTTGATACGCTTCGCTCAGCAGGTTCTGAACAGCAAGGGTTCGCACAGCAGGAAATTGATGAGTACCGTACATTAGACAGCCTGGCCCGTACGCAGCCGTTCGACCTAGTTGATAGGTTGTTTGGTTCGCTGGGTCAGGTTGGCGACCGCTCAAGCTTCACGAGTGGGTTTAATGATGGAACAAACAACTCCTTGAGCAATCAGCAGCAGCAAGCCCAGACGTCATCGACAACCCAAACCCAACAGCAGGGAACTAGCACCCTTAGCCCTGCTGCTTTGGCTGACCTTCAAAGTCAGACCTTCGGGCGCGATGCTCGCACGGATGCTCAGGGCTTGGCAAACAAGCAGACCCAGCAAATCTTGGACTCAATGCCTTTCCAGAACCAGATTATTATCAACAATCAGGCTAAGACACTGTTTCCTGAACTCTACAATCAAAACCCGACTCAAGCTATTCAGCAATATCTTGACCGTATTCAATCAACGCCTGTTCCGTTTCAAGCGTTTACACCTTAGGAGGTTATCATGGACTTTTTAAACAGTATAATTGGTGGCCTCACAGGTGGGGATGGCATCAGTGGCGGCGGTGGGTTCTCGCCGTTCACCCCTGGGATAACATCTAACCAAGGCATCCCAGGAATGGGTGGCGGTGCTGGTGCTGGTGGAATTTTCGAAAGCCTGCTTGGCGGTATTCTCGGTGGTGGGGGAGGTTTTTCAAATCCCGCTCAACAACTCGGTGGTGGCCTTCTTGGCTCGTTGTTGGGTGGTAGTGGAGGGGGAGGTGATATTGCGCAAGCATCAGGGAATATTGACTCCTCCTTCACACCTTATGCTGCACCACAGCGCCAGCAATTCTTTGACCCATTGCAGGGCCAGACTGATGCGCTTAACGTCGGCAACAGTGGGCCGCTTGAGTTCCCTGATGGCTCCCAAAGGATTGATGCAGGACGCCAACAGCAAGTTGGAGCGTTTCGTGACTTTCAGCAGGGGCGTGGATTTTTCGAGGGAGGGGCGGGACAGTTCCAAGCTCCTCAGGGTGGGGGTAATCCCTACGGGCAATCGCCCCAGCCGCAGCAACAACCCCAAGCCGCTGCTTTTGGAGGCGGCCTTGGGGATAGCCTAGCCAGTAGTCCCCAAGGCACTATCATGCAGATGATACTGCAAAGCTTGCTCACCAACGGAGGGCCGTTTAATGGCGGATACAGATAAAAAGAAAAAACAACAAGAAGCTGTACTTAAGTTCCTAGCCTCACGAGGCACGGTACCTGACCCAGGCGGGACGCCCCAGGCTTTTGACCCGCTGGCTAACGTCTTAGCTCCAGCTAACCTTCAGCTTGCTGAGCGTGGCTCTATGCGTGGTGCGGAAGTGACACAGTATGACCGTGAGGCGGCGGCTCGTCTTCGGGCTGCTATGGATGCAGGCGATATATCCCTGTCAGGTGTGTCTGAGTCACCAACGGGACGCTGGTTTCAGAACCAAATTGCACGGCATACTACTGACCCTAACAATCGTCATGTAGGTGTGGGGATGCTGTTCAGAAATGATGTGCAGAAAGACCGTCATCAACTGGAAAAGAAATTCGGTACAGATGGACTGGAAGCATTGCTCGCTGAACGTCAGGCGGAGCTTGCACCTGCTGGTGCCCCCGCTACGGATGGACGTGGAGCGCTTTCGCTGTTTAACCAAAACGGGCTGAACGCAACAACTCCAGGCCAAATCCCCACTGGTCTTCCAGCTGACCTTTATATTCAAAGCCTACAGGCCACAGGGTTTGCGGGACAAGGTATGGCTCAGCCTGGTTTCAAAGGATTGGGGATATTTAACCCGCTAGCCTCCGACCCGTCGATACGTGAAGGGCAGGCTCTAGAGGCAATCGCAGCCAACACCCAGAACTCGGTGTTCGGAGCACAGCGCAATCAGGGGTTTTTTAATGACCTCGAAGCTCAACGCCAGGCTGACCATTTGAATACGTTTAAATCCAAGCAAGCTGCAACCAAGGTTGACAACGCCAACGCTCAAACAACGTTCTCTAACGCCCTCGGGATTGACCAGAACCGTGTGCAGTTCGAGCAGAAGGTTGCCGCTGCTGCATTCAAGGCTCAACAAGCCGAGGTCGATGCACTGAGTGCAAAGCTTGCTGAACAGCGTGCTGCGGTTCTTGACCAAGTAAGGCTCTCGAATAATCGGGACTTTTTTGCCCCAGGACACGTGGGCGATATGGCCTATGCTATGGCTCAGGGAGACACCACCGTGGGCGTTCCAGCTGCGGCGATTAGCTACGCTGCTTTTGAGGGCGGGCAAGGTCGAGTGTTCGGACTTGGTATTGCTGAAAGTTTTGGAGTTCCAGTCAACAAGGTTGGAGTGAAGAAAGCCAGAGGAGGTTTCAATCCTTTCAACTCATTCGACACAACTCCTGGGGCCGAGGAGCCTATTCGCATTCTAGGTAAAACCTATGATGAAGACCCTATAGGCTGGCTGTTGCAACACCCTGAAATCGGAGGCCGTTGGTTAGCAGGTGACGCTGACTTTTATGAGCCGCATCCTAAGGCCAAAAAGCAAGATGACTTCTACGACAGAATAAGTCCTGGAGCCATCAAGCCTGAAAAGAAACTTGAGGCGTTTAACAAGCTCATTAAACGCTTAGTTGTTCGTGACCAAGGGCTGCGCGAACCTGACCGTATTTTTCAGGATGACTTTGTTAACCAGCTCATCGGGAACATTCAGGGCGAAACAGGCCTGACGCCTGACACCCTAACCCATACTCAATTCTTGAGCCAGCAAGCCCAGCAAAACAGCTTGAACCAAATTTTCGGAGCACCATCAGATGGTTGATTTTACAAAGTTCTCTGCTGCACCACCACAGCCTACAGAACGCCCTGACCCTTCACAGCAAACCCCTCGGTTAGAGGCGACTAGCCGTTTGCTTGGCTCAAAGCCCGCAGCTGCTCCCCTTCCTAGGGTTAACGCTCTTGCAGGTTTCGGTGCCTCAACGGTGAGCGGTGTTGGTGAGCTGTTTGGTAAAGACCCTTCACAGTATGTCCAGCGTTATCGGGCACAAAACCCTGGCGGTGCGTTGGTTAGCCAACTAGCAGGCGTAGCCGTTCCCTACATCGGATGGGAGCTGGCTGCTGCCAAGGTCATAGGCACTGGCGCTAAGGGTCTAGCTGTCGGCAAAAATGTCTCAAAGCCTTATCGAGCCATCGCAGACGATTATGCAAAGAGCCTGTATAAAGGCAACCTCGGTCAGGGGTTCATTCGTGAAGCAGCGGTTTTTGCTCCGCTTGAGGGCGCACGAGCTGTTAGCCGACTAGTTGCAGGCGACAACCCTGGGCAGGTTGCTAAAGGTGCTGCATTTGACCTCGCGCTTGGTGGTGTGTTTGGTGCAGGACAGAATGCTGTTCGTGCTTTCGGTCAAGGGCAGAAGGTGCTTAACGACCTTGGGCTGGAGCAATACCCGCACACCTATGATGCACTGAGGGCTGTTCGAGGACGTCACCTGGAAATGGAGGCCGAATGGGCTGCTGTTGCGCCTGAGGGTGCGCCGAGACCTGAGCAGCTCGTTCGCATGGAACAGACCATCGCCACGCTGGAGACGCATAACCTAACAGCTCGGCCTGTGGGTCGGCAGGGCAATGAGCCTGTGGGGATTACACCCTCAGCCACAACGCAGAACCGTCACTTCATTCCCCTGAGCGAAACCCCGCTGGAGGTCACTGAGCAACTCGAACAGCTCTTCACCATAGGCCCGACTAAGGGTAATGCTGGTGTTGAGGTTCTTAAAGGCCCCGAAGGCCTGACGCTGTTTAGAAACAACTCCCAAGGCAAACGGATAGACGGAACCGACGAGTTTGTTCCATTGGCACCTGCGGCGCAAGCTGTGCCTGAGAGGCTTGGCATAGACCTGCCTGATGGGCTTAGTCTGCCCAAGCCTGACGCCGAGCCTACACCCGCCCTATCGCTGTTTGGGTCAGGTAAGCGTGAAATCGTCACGGGCGACGATAGCTTCAAGGTTCCTACTGGAATTGAGCTCACCCCGCAAGAGCCAAAACTAAACGCTAAATTTGCTGTGGATGACCTGAGAGAGCTTAAAAACTTTGCCAAGGTTTTTAATGCCAAAGCTAGGGCACTGCCTCCAACCGAGAGTGCTGCTTGGTATCCGTCAATTAAAACAACCTCACGTTACAAGACACCAGAAGAGGCCGAGCGTCAGTTCCGTGCCTTAACAGGACAAGGGCTTCGTGACAATGCTGACCGTGTACAATACCCGACCAGTATCAAAGCCCGCTCCGCGCCAAACGCCACACCTAAAACCCAGGCCGACCGTTTTAACCAGCTTAAGGCCTGGGCAGACCAAAACCTAGGCCCGCTCGGTGATGGGAAATATCTCCGCCGTGAGGGCAACGACGGAATGTACGTAGTCAGCATACTGGATGAGCCTAACAATCAAATGCTGTCGTTCAAAACCGATACCCCGTCAGACTTCCTGCCCAAGGTCAAAGCTGACGCAACAGTTCGAGACCAAGCTTTCCGTATCTATTCCCCTAAACCTGTATTGCCTATCGGTGAGGGTGTGTTTGATAGAGCAGTGGCATTCAAGGCTCAAGTCCACCCACAGACCGTAAAGCAGCTTGATGAGCAGAACATCCTAGACCTCTACATGCGCAGGTTCATGGGGGTTAATCCTGATGGTGCCTTACACCGCACGGTTGGGGCTGTGCGTGAAGCTTTTGCCCCGCTGGACTTTCGTTACACCAACCCACGGGCTAGGCTTACAATGGAAGCAGCACGTGCCGCTAGTGACCAGGGCAAGGGCCAGCTCAACCGTATCATTCTAGGCACTCGTGCAATCGAAGGTCAAAGCTTTATCAAGAACTCCCTCAAGGGTGCTCGGTTCGAAGGGAATGGACTGCAGGCTCACTTTGACCGTTTGGCGCAAAAGCCAGCCGAAGAAGCTGCGTTCCTAAAAGCCGTAGAGGAGGGCCTTAGTCCTGATGAGCTTAAAGCCCTGGGTGCTGACGACGAAAGTGTGGGGCTGCTGCAGCGCATTGACGAGGTTGACAAACAGCTCCGTGGTGAGCTTAACGAAGTCCTGGTTGCCACGGGACGGGAGCCACTTCCTATCCTCAACCATCACTATGGCTTTAGCCATCAGTGGAAGGATTGGGTTGTTCCTGTGTACGATGAGACAGGGACTAAAATTCACGTAGTCGGAGGGGACACTAAAGAACAAGCCGAGACCTTGGCTGAACAGTTCTTGCTCGAAGCCCGTAGGGATGGGAAGAACTTTGTCAGTCCTGAACCTGCTACTGCCCTGTTCGGGAAGACTAATCGTGAGGGCTTCAAGCTCACCGATGCAACATCCCCACAGGCCATGCAACGTGATGCCGATAACGAGCTACGCAAGTACCTCACCGCAACCAACATCCGTCCTGCTTCGCCAGGCGAATGGCGTGAAATGCTAGGGTATCTCAACTCAGCCAAGAACAGCCTAAGGCAACGCAGAACAGGGGTTAAGGGATTTGAAAAACCTGAAACAGCTGCGGGTTTGCTCCGCCGCTTTACCCGCCGTATGGGTGAAATTCAGCAGTTCAAAGCCAAAGTTTCCATCGACGAGGTGTTTCATTCGGACATGTACCAACTTGGGCTGGAAAATCCTCGCGAAGCGCACATACTGGCTAAAGACCTACGCATCAACGCTGGGCTTGACCAGGCAATCTTCAACTGGGAAAAGAGCGTGGACAACATCACAGCACCAGCCCTTGGTAAAAACGGTGCCCTGAAAATCGCCCGAGCTTTCAACTCCATGCTATACACAGGAACCCTCTCGTTGCTTAATGTGGCCTATCCCGCAGTCAACATGCTGACGTTTGCCCAGACCACAGTTCCACATATGGCATGGCTTAACAAAGTTCCTGCGGAGCGGGCACAAAAATACTACTCCGAAATACCCCTCGAGAGCTGGAGCAAGCGTGAAAACTATGGCAGTCTTAATTCGCTCTCACCTCTCAAAATAGCCAAAGAGGGCTGGACTATGCTGCGTCAGCCAACCAAGGAGCAAAGCGAACTGCTGCTACGCAACATCCTCGATGGTCATATTGATAATCGTATGCTGGAGGGTTACGTTGGTCAAGACAGTGTGCTAGGTGATATGGCACGTGAAGCCTTTGGGGCAAGCAATCCGCAAAAGCTCCTCAACATGGCAAGCTATATGGCGGATAACTCCGAGCGGGTTAGTCGAATGCATGCCTTTGCTCAAGGTGTGACTTTTGGCGCTGATGTGCTGCAGCTTCAAGGCGATGACCTGTATAGGTTTGCAACCAAGTTCCAGCGGAATACAATGTTTGGTTACAACACAGTTGACCGTTCGGCTCTGTTCCGTGGAGCAACTGGTTCAGTTCTAGGGTTGTTTAAAAACTGGATGGTTCACCAGATGGCATGGACAGCCGAATACGCTGGAACCATAGGCAAAGGAGGCGGCTCGGCACTGCTAACAATGAACGCTATGAGCGGGCTGATAGGCGGAGCTGGAGCCACCCATCTTGGAGCCTTTGGTGAGGGTATGAACAAAATCATAGGCAACCCTGACAAAGACCTAAGTGGGCAAGGCGATAGCCTGCTGACGGATGCTTACCGCTACGGCGCACCTGCCTTCCTGGGCATAACCCTTCAGGGTAACGCGGCCTTGCCTGGGGCTAACCCAGTTCGGGATGTAGGCCAGATGTTTAACTTTGCCTCTATTGCCCAAGGCCAGATGTTAATGAAAACTGCAGGCGGTGGACTAAGGCATTGGCAGCTTACTGGCGAAGCACCCTGGAGCGATAAGAACTGGACTGACCGTTTGGCCCGTTCAACAGGGATTAAAAATCTTTACCGAGTCCGTCAGGCCACAGGACAAGATGGCATACGCTCGCTGTTCACAGGCAATCCAGTAGTTACGGAAATGGGAATAGGAGATAAGATGCTGTTTAGTCTTGGCCTCAATCCTGTGGAGCTGACCAAAGCTTACAAAGCCAATGACCTGGTTCGAGCTGCACAACAAACCCGCTCTGACCGCGTGGCTATTCTGGGTCGGCAGTATCTTGACGCTAAAGCCAATGGCGACAATGCTCGGATGTTTGAAATAATGAACCTAGCACGTGCCGCAGGTATTCCAAGCGACTCACTTGAGCGGTCTATGAAACGCAGGGCTAAGCTGCAAAGCCAAGACGTTGTGACTCGTTCGGCACGTAGTAAAGATGTGAGGGAAAGGTTCGGGCTGACGGATGATACGGGCGGCACGGATGGCCGTGTGTCGCGTTCGGTGATTGAATAGGGGATGTGTTGGGCATCGTGCGTCTGCGTGATTTGGGGCCATCGTGGGGACTATCTGCCGCCTTCCCGTGGCCCTTGTGACAATGGAGTCATCACAAGGGCGGGGGAGAAAACGCCTATGTCTAAGCGCCCCCTAAACTACTCCCCCGCCCCGCGAATGTCAACCATTTTTCTGCACCAATTTCACAAGCGCCGTAGGGCCAATACCAACCTGAACAATCAGCCCTGAACTCAGCGCAGTCTCAAGGGTTCGCTCGATAGCATAGGCTGGAAGCACCCCACGCAGATAAGCGTTGACATCAACCAAGCTTGCCTTGCCTCCTTTGCGGCCTAGCCATGCAGCAAGCTCAACATACTGGCCCTCATGCGTCATGTCCTGCGAAGCACCAAACATCTCAGGCAAGAATGTCTCGTTCTCTAGCACCATCGAGAGGGCAGCTTTGAAATCCCCAAGGGTCATCTCGAGTTTAATCGCCTTGCCTGGACGCTCGATGGCGACACAGCACCTGGCTACGGTGAACACCCCTGCAAGCTTGGTTACGTGGAAGGCCCGCCGTGAGGCGTAGTATTCAAGCTTAGGGTGTGTTGGGACTGGGGCGTAGCCTTTCTCGGCCCAAGCGCTCGCGTAGTTCTGAACTTCTTCCGACAGACTGATGTCGTAGTAGCTTCGGGAAAGCAGGCTTAGACGTTTGACAAACCCACCAAATATCTCCTTATCGCTCTGACCCATAGACCCGCCCTCGTAGGCCACAAACGGGTTCCGCTTGGTGTTCTCGGGATTGAACACAAACATCATCCTGTCGGTGAACCCTTGCCCCCAACTTGTAGCTGGGAAGCTCTGCGCCATCTTTGCAGGTTGGTTGCCTACAATCAGGCTCATACCAGGGCGGAAGATAATCTTACCTCCGTGTGAACGTCGGCCTTCTGATAGCTCAAGGTCATCCCCCCATGACTTCGTCAGGAAGGTTGTAAGCTCTTGGTCATACGCGGCCATCTGGTCGCCTAGTTCGTCCTGCGCCCAGCACACACAGCTAGCATAGGCTTTCGGGCCATGGATGGCCTTCCAATAATCCTGCGCTTGCTCCATCTGGTCAATGAAAGCTGCACGGGTAAAGTTGTTCGCCAAGAGCTGTGGGTGTTTAGCCTCACGCCACATCCAGTTAACTCGTTTGATTATGGTTGACTTACCATTCGAGGGGTAAGCCACCAGACAAATCCAAACACAGAGGGATGTTCGTTCAGCAAGTCTGACGAAAGAATGACGGTTCAGCACACCGCTGATGGTAGCAATAGCTCCCCACCAACGATAACGCTCAATCACACCCTTTTTGCGCCATGCTTCAACCAGCTCGCTGACTAAGCAATCTTTGCGCGTCTGATAAAACTGGCGTTCGTGTTCTTCCAGCATGTTTAGTTACCTTTGTTAAACCGTCGAGGTTATCGTTAGTTGCGTGTGCCCAATTCCAGCCTAGCTCGGCATCCGTGGGAATAATCATCTTGCCTACATCGTAATAGGTTTCAAACTCCATCTGCGCTCGACAAAGCGGAAGCCACTCCTCCCATTCGTTCTCAGGGCCTTGAACCAGCACCGCATCGTGAAGCTGCGCCATTAGTTGAACCTGGGGTACGTTTGACCATATCCCCAGCATTCCTGCGTTAAGATAGTCCCCAACTGTGGATTGAGGTTCATGGGCAATAGCTTTTCGTAGAGTAGATTTGTCCTCGGGCCTTCCAAAAAACTGTCTAGTTCTTCCGAAACAACTGGTGAGACGAGCATCGGCCAGGAGGGTGCGCTGTATGCTGGAGTGCCATCTGGCAATTCCAGGGAAAGCGGCAAAATACTTACGTTGGAAATCGACGACAAGTTTCTGAGGTATTTTAAGAATACGACTGAGTTGCCAAGCAGTTCCGTAATAGTTCGTGGCATGACCGAGGCGCTTTGCAATATCTCGATAACTAAAGTGGCGGTAGAACAAGGTTTCATCTGCTTTGGCTCTGTCGGTAGCAGTGTCACCTGTCCATCCGAGTTCGGGCCATACCATCCGACAAACTGTAGTGTGCAAGTCCCCGCTCTCACAGGCTTCGATATAGCTAAGGTCTCCACTGATATATCCCACTGCCCGACTTTCAGCTTGTTCAAGGTCAATGTATGCAAATAACTTCCCTGGGTCAGCAACATACATCCTCCTTAGGTAATCTGTTATGTTTTGTAGGTTGGTGCCAGTTCCCTCGGGGTTTTTGTTCGAGGAGAACCGACCTGTTTCGGTGCCACCGATGTTGTACGAGGTGCGTATGCGACCATCGGGGTCAATAGCTGTGTCGAGGACTTGGACTAGCTTACGCTTATCCCTGGCCTGGAGTATAATCTTAACCACCCACTCGGCTTCCCATGTTTGCTCGGCAAGCTTTTCAAGGGTGTCACGGTCAGTTGAAAGCTTACGCTTGCCCTTGTCTGATTTCCATACTTTCTTCAGCCGCAGGTAGTCATAAAAGAACCTAACCAGCATGGTTGGGCTGGATGGATTAAGCCCTGGGTGTTGAAGGCACTTCACAGTCTTGGTGTGGCATTTGCATGGAGCCTTCGGCTCCCCCATAACTGCCGTACCTATCTGATTGAGCAGCTCGAACAGCGCCATGCTCTCACGGTAGTAGCGTTTACGCAGAGCGGCTCGTGTACCAGCATCAACCTTCAGGCCCCTAAGACCCATCTCAAGAACAGGCCCCATGAGGGCTTTCTCAAACCGATATACCTGAAGGTCTGCCTCACGGCCTGGACTGTGGAGCTGATGATGAAGCACAGCGGCAACCTCACGGGTGACCTCGCAGTCAAGCGCGTTGTAGGCCCAATGCGCCTCGGTGGGGCTTAGGTCAGGACTGTACGGGTTAAGGGTTTTCATCAGCCAGGCCTAGTAGTTTGTTTTGTTGAGGTTCTTCTAGAGGAACCGAGTTCCTGTCAGGTGTATAACGCAGCCGCCCTGTCTTGGAACGGTGCAGGGTGTTCTCAACCGAAAGCTCTACAAACCTAAGCTTGTCTTTGCTGGTCGTTCCGTTCAGATTTAAGCTGACGTAGCCGCCACTAACAGCAGCAAACAGCTCACCTCTCCGCTCGTACAGGGGCACTTGTTTATATACACCATTCTGCACTATGATTGTAAAATCGCCCTCTAGTTCTTTAAATCCGCTCATGGTTTCCTCACTATCATCCAGCCCTGGGCGTCAAGCACCCTCAGGGTCTCACGGGCGTTTGCTAAGGCTGTGAGCTGGTACTCAGCCTTGGTTGTCATGTGCGATATGCCTTTGCGTCTGAACGCATGAGGGGCACGTCGCTTTGCCAACAGCAGCTCAATGTCCGTTGGGCTTTGCTCATCCTCAAGTAACCAATGCCAGCTTGGATTGGGGGCGGTAAGATATACCTCAGGCTCGATGCTAACCTCCAGGGCTTGTCGGTCAGCATGACGCTTCAAGGCCCGTGCTAGGTTCACAGTCCTTCGGGTGCGTTCGTATGCGGTGCGGTCAGTGTAATCGGCTTTGGTGTTAACCGAAAATGAGGTCTTTTTAACTTTGACCTTAACCGCTCCGATGTCAAATTTAGGTGCTGGAGGTGGAAGGTCAAGGTTCAGCTTGGGCGCAGGGGGCGGGTTCAGCTTAGGAGCCATACTTGGCCCGTCAGACGGGTCTGGCTCCAGCCCTATGAGTTTATCAATATCCATGGTCATCTCCTATTCTGATTTGTCCTTGTGACTAACACCTCGGGTTTTGTTAATATGCTTCCAGCTCGGACGGTTGGTATAGAAACTACCCAGTGCTCCGAGGCCACGTTCCATCTCAGGCAACAACACATGATGCATAAGAAACGTGTCTTCCTGAAAGCCTTGGACTTGAATACCATAAACTCCATACAGCCACCATACATCATACAGCCCGTTTTGAAAAACCTTAGGCTCATCTCGCTCGAGATACTCGGCTACCATTTTAAGCAGCTCAATTTCCTCTCGAAGCGACCATAGGTTCTCGCCTGTTACCTTATCCCAGAACGGGATGCATACGCTCCACCCGTCCCTAATTGAAAACCCTATGCAATCCATTTGCTGCTTGGCTGTCTCAATATCCGCCGAGCAGAGCTCGCCCCTCTGGCCTAGCCGACTAAGCCTGGCAATCAGGCCACGAGCTTCATCCAGGGTCTCGGGCACAAACACCTGGGTTTCAGGTATGGGTAGCGCGGCCCCATCATGCTCGACCGACCTTAGGGCTTTGAGCCAGTCGATTAGCAGGACATTGAAGAATTTCCATTGGCGGTGCACGGCCCATGGTGAATAGGTTATAAGTGCCTTGCAATCGGTTTCTGCGCCCCATAGAACCGTGCCACGGTGTCGCTTAATATTCGCTTCACCGGTCACTACAAGCGCCGCTATAGCCCCACACGCAATCACTATATCAGGCTTGGCCGCCCTTATCCCTTCACGCAACTCAACCACCCTTTGCCAGTCTTTATCATCAAGATACAACCCTGCACCCACTTTGCGCTCAAGTAACGCAGGGCCACTTAGACCCAAGGCGTCTTTCTTAACCAGTGAGTTCTTGACCTCATGCTTTTCAGGCAGTCCCCGAAGGACATAGTGAACATCAAGCTCCTCGGGGTCAACGTCAGCAAGCTCCAGCACACGGCGTAAGCTTTCATTCACCGAGCCATCGAGGACTGTAAGTCCAGTCGCATCCTGTGCAGACGGAAAGTCATACAGCACTACGATGTTCTTGGCAGGGTTCACAGTTGTTGGGCGTACCCGAGTGAACAGCAACTTGCCTGGAAGAACGTAGTTCATCCGATTGCAGCTGCACAGCAGAACACAACAAATGCAAGAGTCCAGAAGACAGCTCCCGAGTGTTTGTCAAGGTACTCCCAAATGTTCATGGGACGGTTGTTGTTGTTGTTATTATTATTGTCGGTCATCTCGCTCTCCTTATTTAACCTCGAACTTCGGCCCACTAGCAGCCTCAAGACGTAGGTCAGTCCGTAGCGCTGCGGCTCCTGCGGTTGCCCAATCAGGGTTTAGTTCAATCCCAATCCCCGAGACCTCTTTGAACTTGGCCCAAGCCCTTAGGCTATTCCCACTCCCGCACATGGGGTCGATGAGGTTAGACCCAGGCTGTTCGACAAGTCGCAGGAAATGCTTAAGCATAGGAATGGGCTTTTCTGTCGGATGGATGGCTTTGGATGTCGGGCAGCTATAATGGCCCGCCACGTTCTTACTCACCCTGCGGCCGCCCCTACGGGCAACCACACCTGTCTCGTATGTCCATCTTGGGTCGGTGTCAGGGTTAGGGATGGTTCCAGCATTATCGCTCTTAGTCCAGATAATCGGACGGTTGACTGCTTCCCAGCCATTCGCGTTAAGCCATTCCATTGTGGGGACAATCTGCCTCGGGTCGCACCAGACTATCGTGTGAGCATAAGCGGCAAGCCCGTCCCAGGTCTTCAGCCAGAACTCTAGGGCTTTCCAGTAATCATCCTCGGTGTCTTGATACCCTTCCATGCCCTGAGTTAAGGCCATCCCAGCTCCACCGATGTTAATACCATAGGGCGGGTCGAGGTGGCATATATCAAACAGCGGCCCCGAGTAGCTCTCGGCCCATTTGTAACAATCCGCCTCGATTATCTTAAACTGTTCAAGCCTAGCAGGGTCTGATGGCGGAGCGGTGGAAACCTGAGGGGCGGCTCGAACAACCCCCTCGGGGCCTTCCTCGCGAATAGCGTCAAGCTCTTCCTCGGACAAGTCATCTTCCAGCACTTGCGATAGCACAGTCATACCAGTCTCGACAAGCTTTGTTCGCAGCTGTGCTTCTTCACGGTCTTTAATAATCTCCTCGACCCTAAGCACCATATTATAAGCTCGGTCTATAGAACTTTCTTTGTCCAGGTCAGGACGGGTCGCTAGGGCCTTAGTGAGTTTAAGTGCTTTCGATACATTCTTATGGCTCGAGAACCCTGCGTATTCAGCGGTGTCAGCTGTTGACCACTTAGCGCCCTCGGCCTTGGCCTGAAGCGTAAGCATGGTGTGTACATGCGCAAGCGCTCTGACTTTATCAGGCCACTTAAGCCCTGACCGTTGTTCGTTCTCAGCATATTCCACCAAGGCCCTATCAACCACGCTCTCAGGGTCTCGGACAATAACAGTCATCTTCTCCCAGCCAAGAGCCTTCACGGCAGTAAGCCGCCTCTCACCTGCGATTAGTTCACCCTCCGGGGTGACTACTATTGGTTGCAGCAGTCCAAGTCGCTCAATCGAGCTTTGCAGCCCATCGGTGTTATCAACCAATATGGGGCCTGAACGCTGTCGGTTTTCGGGGATTGTAATTGCCTCGATTGCGAGGACTTTTGTGTTGCTCTTAGGCATGAGTATTCTCCTGACGGGATGGGTAAGAAAGCGGCTGACAGAAGAGCCTAGAAAACAGTCCTGTCAGCCTAGAGAGGGCGAGCTAAAAACTTCTCTCCCTCCCTTAGTCGGGACGCCGCCGCTATGACCAGCCAGCAGCGTCCCTATTGGGGTTAGCTTAGGAAGCTAGTGCCTGTAACAAACACACTGCTTCCGCTCCAGCCTTACCCAACATCATCGGCAGGGCAAAGCGCGTTAGGACGAGTAATAACCCGTGCTTCACGGCCCTGTGATGGGTCGGCAGGAATAGTTTCCTCGGAGTAGATAACCCCGACCTGCTGACCAACAAGACGCTGAAGAACATCCATGTAGTCTTCCTCGTCCTGACCGTCTGCAATAGCGCCCATAGTGTTGACAAGGAAATCATCCAGCATGCCCATAGACTTAGGGCTGAGCCAGAACGGATACTCGATGTCCTTCGGGAAGGTCGAGCCATCGAGCTCATCAGTATCAACATCCGACCCTGCGGCTGTCATGCGAATTTGAGCCGCGATGAATGGCGTTTTCTTCTTCGCGCTAACGCCTTCTTTCCAGCCTGTAAGCTGGGCAAGATACTTCCCAACAGGCATGCCTTTCATTTCAGGCGCTTGGCCTGCTTTCATTGCCAGAATTTCACTGGCACTCTTGCCTTCATAATCGGCGGTGGTGAGTTTAGTTGTCATAGTTTTCTCCATAGATGTGCGGGAATGACTAGAGGTGCGACCTCCTCCCGACTTGCTAGGGCAGGATTGCCCTTAGATAATCAGCCCTAAGGCTAGTTATTCTTCTTCGTCTGGTGGGGTTTCGTGAAAGCCTGTGAGAGCTGCGTGTTCTTCGGCAGGGTCGAACTCGGTGTTCGGGGTGTAGTCTACCTCGGCCTCGCGGTCAACCTGTCCAATCTCTGGGTCAGCGCTGACCTTCACCTCGTGCTCTTTGCGCTCGGCCTCCCGAAGCTCGGCCAGCTGGCTATGCCAGTGCTCTTCGTAAGGGTAACCCCCACTGTCCTTGACGCTAGGCCGCTTGGTCAGCACATACCCCATGTCATGAAGCTCCTCAAGGCCCGAGGCCACATCCCCAGGGTTTAGCTCGAATACATTACACAGCACAGCTGAAAGTATCAGGTTCTCCTGTTGGAATTTTTTAATATCACTTGTCATCACTTGTCATCCCATTTCTTAGGTTTACCTGCGGCAACGAAAACATCCAACAAGCCTGTTGCCTGGGGTAGTGTTGGTGGTAGTTTGAATGGGCACTTAACGCTCAGTGTTCCGCTTGGTACGGTGACAAATTGCCGCTTGGCCTTCTCGCCTGTGCCGCGAACCTCAAGCTTCAGCATGGTGTTAAAATACCTCGGTACCCTTGGGGGGAGGGCCTTGCCGAGGGCTGTTGGCTGTTCAAGCAAGACGCCCAGCTGGGTTTCCTTAATATCAATATGCGTGTTGACGATGACATTACATCCAACCTCGTCCTGAAACAAGAACCCAAGAAAATCCTCAACCTTGTTCTGCGCCGTGTACCAGTCTTGGATTTCAGGCTTCAGCCTACCCACCTCGGCAAGGGTCAACCTCAGCGCGGCTGTGGATAACAGGCTTAGTGAGTCCACTACGAGAATGTCACGCTTACCCAGGGCCTCGGTATCACCTTGACCCATAATCGAGCGGTTGGTGTCAGGCCATTTGTCAAGGGCTGTGATGGCTTTCTTATACGCCTGGGGCAGTCCTTTCTTGGTGCTGAACCGTGACTGCAACAGGTTAGGTGCAAGCCCGTCCGAGCAGGTTAGGTATTTGACATTTACCAGTTTGTCTTGCTCGACGTATGGCGGGAGTATATCCAGCCCGTTGTCAAAGTCTAATATCCAAAGCCGATACCCCGCGTTGGCAAGCACCGCTAAGGCTCCTGTCTTCCCCGCGCCTGAATGGGCTACGACGAGTAGCTTGACAGGTTTATCCTGCCCAAATGTTGATAGGTCACTCATGTAAGTGCCTCCTTTCTAATAAGCTCGCGTTCAGCACGAGTATGGTTCTGACGGTTGTTAAACACAATCGCTCGAGGGCCTGGTTTAGTAGGCAGGCCAGCCCGCCCGTTTAATAGGTGGCGTCGGATAGCAGCTGGGCTGTAATCTATAATCACTGTCGGTCTGCCCAAAATATGCGATGGTCTTAGCCTTCGAGGTATGCTTCCAATGTTAGCTCTGCGGGTCATGTGAACTCCTTTCGTGTTTAGCGGCTCTGGTATAGAGCCTGTCTATTTTATCTGACGCCGCAAGCAAAGCCCTAAACGGCTCATCGCTACGCGACATCACTTTCAATGCAGTTAGTTTATGCTGCTTCATAGCCTCCTTGATTATGGCAAGGTCAAGACTGGTGAACAGTTCATCCTTCATTAACTTCTGCCCTCGTTTCGCCACTCTGTTCGGCAAGCGCCCGTATCGCATCCCAGCCACCGAGCTTGCTTATCACACTCTCCCGTGGCTCACGCGGGTTCCAGCGTTCAGGCTTGTCAAATTCCGCTTCAAGCGTAACAACACGTGCGGCAGGTAGCTTGCGGCAGACTTTCTTAAAAGCACAGCTGAACATGCCATCACACGCTTGGTAGTTCATTTCGTAAGGAACCGAATGCTCACGGTTGAACGTGTAGGCTTTCAGCCGTGTCACAATCTGGTCAAGGGCTTCAAGCCTTGCGCTCTGCGTAAACCGCATAGGAAACTTTTTGAACCTGCTTTCCTTAACCAGAGGCTGGATGGCATCAATCATAACACCATCAACCTCTTTTCCATACACCCGACTAATCGCCTCGGCATAGAGTATCATCTGCAAATCCATCTCGTATTTGGCAAAGTAATTCAAGGCAGCGTTTTCGTTCAAGCTTGCCCCCGTGGTCTTGCGGTCAACAACATACAGCCGACTTGTCTCGGTCATCGCCACGCGGTCGATGTAGCCTGTAAACCAGAAGCCTTTGTACTCAAACGCCCAATGCAATTCCGAGCCAACAACCGTGCCAAGCTTTGCTGTCTTAAATGGCTCCTTGCCCCACCATGTTTCCCAATACCCAATGGCTGTCCTGATAAACACCTCAGGCTTTCGCTTTGTGTCTTTCTCGGGAAGTTTGTCAAACAGCTCGTCTTTCCACTTGGCAACAATCAGCATTACACCTGACATGTAAACCTCAAACGCATGGTCATCACCGCGGAGCCAGCTCGGCCACAGAACCAGATGGTCAAACACCTCGGTGACCTCGTGAAACGCTTGGCCCCAGAGCATAGCGGCGGCAAAGCCCTTACCCCGCCAGCCCTCGGCCTTGTAAGCCGATTTTTGCTGACAGTCAAACACTGTTTTTATTTTAGTTGAGTCCCAGACTTCTACTCCTTCTGGAATGTCAGTCCAATTTGTTAATGCCTTGGTCATATGGGTTTCTCCTCCCGTTGCGGCTGGCCGATGGGCCTAGCCTATTTTCAAATTCAAACTTGCCTGTAAAGCCTGTAAGTCAGGGACATCTCCCTTGGGCTTATCCTTCCGCCGCGCTTTGGGTGAAGCCGCTTTGACTGCCTGAGCTGTGCGCTTCTTACGCAGTAAACCCAGCAGTGCTCCAAATTCACCCTTCTTAAGCTCAAGAGGGTCTTTGGCAATTAGCTCATCTATCTTGGATTGCTCGAGCACCTTAAGCTCTTTAAACACATCGGTCATATTTTTGGCTCCTTAGGGGCAGTCTCGGCCATAGCGTCGAGTATGTCTGCCAGTCCACCGAACAGCGGGACAATGATTGCGTCATGTCCACTCCACGCATGCGTCATGTTGCGAGCAGCAAACGCACCTGCTTCTAATTGTTCCTGGGTCATAGTGTTGGTCTTTCTGTTGTCTCGTCTTCACGGCGTTGCTCAGCCGTATCCGCTTTCATCTTATTCACAAACCCATTTAACACCTGACGTATAATCTTATTCCCCGAGGTGTTCGGTAACATTGACTGGATGTATGTATAGTCATCCTCGTAAACACGCACGGTAATTTTCTTCAGGGGGCGGTTGTCTTTCTTCGCCATGACTATTCTCCAATAGTAAAATGAACGAGTGTCAGTGCAGGGTGGGTGGGACAAGGCACCGACACTCGTTCGCCCGTCAGGGCATTTTCGACCCTGTGTGAAGCAACTAAAGAGCCGCAACAACACTAGGGTCAGGTAGGGCAAGCCTACACAGAACAGTAAGACCTAACCTACTGGTTCCTTCAGCTACGACCCAACCATTAGACCTTAAACGACAGGGCGCGCTTCGCAGCTTCTTCGCGGCGTTTGATTGCGGCCTTGGCCTCGCTGGTAAAGTGCTCAACGTTCTCAGTATAAAACGCATCGGCCTTCGTTTTAATATCCGCGAGATTGTCTTTAATCCCGTGGCCAGCTTCTTTGTAAGCATCCTTAACCTGCTGGAGGGCAATCTTACGTGCTTCACGCTCAACAGGGTCTAGAGCCGCTGAACCAGCCCGGCGGGAAATACCAAACTTATACTCGACCGCATTCTCGGTAAAGTCTGCACGAAGCTTTTCAAGCTGCTTTGCAGTCAAATCATCCAGGGTTTTGTCGGTCTTTTCAAGCTCCTCTTTAAGCGCCTTCATCTTACCGCGAAAGTTGTTCGCACAGTTTTCAGTGATAAGCTTGTTAAGCTCACGCGCTTCGATTGCTGTCAATGGATGTCCCTCGGCGTAACGCGCTGGGATAGTGAACTCAACTCCATAAATAGTTGTGCTTGAGGTTGCGACTGTTTCCGCCTCTGTTGTTTTTTCTTCGTCTGCCATGATGGCCTCCTTAGTGTTGAGCCATCTGGCTCGGTGGTTGAAAGGGGGCGACTCCTTGCCGCTTGTCCCAACGGGAATGACACCGCGCCAATCCCATGTCCGTGGTGTATCAAAGCCCCAGCGCCGCGTCAATACCTAATTTCAAGTATTTGCAGGAAAATTGCCATACCCGTTTTGGCGGCCAGGTATGGCTCCCAGCTGGCCTGCGGTCATTCGAGCTTATCTATCAAACTCGAAATAACCCTGAGAACTGAAGGGGGAACTGTGTGTCCCACCACTTTTGTACTTTCTAAAACCGCGATAACATTCTCCAAAATAAACATACGCTCTATGTCTGTCAGTACAACCAACCGCTCGTTTTCCTTAATGTTACTTTTACTCATAATCTTACTCCTTTAAGTTGGCCAAGGCGCTTGCGCCCCTCGTGGCCCGCCGCCTACTGTTCTAGACATCCTGCACCAGTAACACTCGCACTGGCTCGTATCAGGCAAGCACCCGTCCGTGGCGGGAGGCAGGTGATGCTGTTGAAGCTCATCAATGTCTTTGATAAGGTTTCGCCACGCAAGCAGCTCCATCGGGGTTAGCTCTGCATCAAGCTTAAACACCCTATCGTATTGCGGCCCGAGATGCTCAAGCTCCTTCTTCCCGAGCCATAGCCATGAGCGGTTAATCTTAACCTGAACACGGTTACCAACAACCTTGACTACTCGGTAAATGTAAATCCTATACCTACTCGGGCCGTGGCGACCTGGCTTCCACATCCACTCTGGTTTAAGTTTGGTCATAAACTTTCTCCTCTAAAAGAGCATAGAACATAGCAAGGTCTGCGTTGCTCCCCTCCCACTTACTATGAGCAACTCCATACCTATACCACCATTCAGGCCTGTCATTATTCTTAGGATTATACTTAATCGACCACTTATAATCAACCTTCAGCATCTTCACAGCGCACTCCCTTTAACAACCTCAAGGTCAGGGCCGACCCTCTTCAAGACTTGGGGGTTCTTCTCAACCAACAGCACCCATGTTCCGCTGGGCGTAACCCTCAGCCCGAGCCGAAACCTATCCATCTCCTGCTTAACATGCTCAAGTGTTTTCCCGCTGGACTTAGCATATCGTTTACGCAATCTTGACAGCCAGGAGTTCATGCGGTTCCGCAGGTAAACCCCATCAGCCTTATCCTTCAGCAGCACTCCGAGCACATCAAGCTCATGCTCGGTTACATGTTCAAAAATCTGTTTGATGCCTGTAGCCTGCCAATTCCTGACAAGCGTTAGGTTATCAGGCAGGGGGTCGGTTGACCGTGGAGGCTTGACCCCTCCTACATACCGTTCATCTGACATATTCAATCTCCTTCCATCTTTCGGGCCATACGTAACCTGCCTTAGCTCTTAACACATGGTCTAGTTCTAGCCTGTAAAACTCACTGTTAATGGTGCTTATCATCACCCTAACGCTGGTATATTTAATACCTAACTTATCAGCAATTTGCACCGCATTCAACCTACGGTCTGTTTGCATCAACAACACACAGATAGCCAGCGGTGTCGGGGTAAGCAATAACCGCTTCCCCTCCACTGTTAGGCTTGTAACACTTAACCTTGCCACGACCTTAGGCAATGTAATAAGCCTCGCCGCTTTCATAGCTGCTCGGCACCCAGGCCCATTGCGTAGCCCCGCCCTCTCTAGCCACCAAAAAGAACACACGCCTGTCAGACCATGCAAAACACGGATGACCCATTGGGGTTCCTGCCTTAGACCCAGGCCCTGCCTTAAACTGCTGGAGGCCAACCGCCCCTGACCAGTCCTGCGCAAGCCCGATGTAGCTTTGCGGCACAGCAGGGATAGGCTCCCTAAACCCCTTGCCAGCTGGGTCGTCGCCGCCAGCCCAAGGGCCTATGCAGACATGCGTCAGGGTTTCGCCTTCCATTAGCAACCCCTTCAGCTGAGTCATTGCGTTCTCGCTTGCCAATTCGCGCTGATAAGCCTGCATTTCCGCCTGTTCGCCTTCGGGGGCGACTGCGGGAGTTGGTTCTGCAGGCTCAATCCGTGCAACCGCTCCGACCATTTCCCGATGGGCCTCAATCAGCTGGTCAAGCTGGTCAACCGTATCCAGCTCGCTCTCGGCATCCAGCTCAATGTTAAACTCGTCGAGCCTAAACATCTTCCTGCCTGTGGGGTCTTGCATCACCGTTCGCTCCTCGCCTCCGACAAAATACTTACTCAGAGGCAACATCCCCTCGCAGTCCTTGGCGGGGATGTATTTTAATTCTACTTCGTTCATGTCATTTCCTTTCATTGCGGCTGACGTGCCTGTTTGAGAGCAAGCTATTTGCTCTCGGTTAAACCTACTAAAAACACAAAACCCAGCGCTTCCGCTATGTCGTGTTCAAGTTTTGCTCCTTTGGAGTCTTCCCATCCATCAAGCATGAATATAGCGTTACACTTGAGTAGCTCGGATATATCATATCTCAATATCTCCTCATACGACACCTCACCCGCCTCACAGCGCGCACTCATCTTACTTGTAGCTGGATTAAACACATCAGCACCGTGTGCTCGTATAATCTTTTCGCGAGCTTCGAACGCTTCCCTGTTGTAATTCTTAAGCCCTGTCATAGGGCCAGCTATGTAAACCTTTAAACTCATCGTCTTCTCCTGTTCCAACTATCAAGCACCAAACACAGCAGCACTGCAAACAGCACCACACCCAGCACATCCATTCCATCTATTCCTCTAAACCGCTCCATCACCTAGTCCTCCAACTCATCCAGCCGCACATGAAGCAGCCGACGTTTCGCTCTGGTCGAAATCACATAGGCAATATTCCATTCCTGATGTTCCTCGTCCTTGCGCTCAGCCCTATCGGCAAACTCCTCAATCCGTTCGGAGTCAAGGTGCCACACAGTATCCCATTCGGCACCTTTGGACTTATGCCCACTGCAAAGTGTTGGCCCTGCGCCCGAGCGTTGAAGCTTCTGCAACGTAGCCAGCATATCAGCCACCGAACCAAACTCCGTCTGCTCACAGAACAAATCAAGCACCTCTTTCATGTCCTCAATCCTGCTTGCATTAACGCCCTTGGCTCGATACCAAACCATAGTCTTATCATACCACTCCTGAACAACTTTTGCAAATGCTTTCGGGAGCATGCGCTTATGCTTGCGCATCATCCCAACCACTCCTGTCAGGGCCTCACCGCCCATGAGGTTGAAGGGCCTCCGCTCCATCAGCATGCGTAGGGCTACCCGTATCAGCGGGGCGTTAACCCGACATATCACCGCATCCTGCGGGCCTATGTCATCAAGCCGCCAACTCTGCCGCCACGCTACCTCGCCTTCGGGGGCGCTGGGCATTGCGTTAAAATCCCCTACCCATTGGCGCACATACTCCGCCACAGCTTCGGGACACCTAAAGCTAACTGTCAACGCGGTCTGCTCCAGCCCGTGAGCTTTCACCAAGCTACCCATCGAACCACTCACCGCACCACGCCAGCCGTAAATCGCCTGATAAGGGTCACCAATAACAATAGGCTGGCGGAACTTATCAGTCGCTAACATCTGCCCATACATCCAGTGCTGGATGGGGTTCAGGTCTTGTGCCTCGTCAACCATAACAAGCCGCTGTTTTTGCCAAGGCGTCCCCATCAGCCAGGGCCCATACAGCATATCATCAAAGTCAATCACTCCATTCTTGAGCCACTGGTTACCCATCTTAATCGCCTCTAGCAGACGTTCAACCTCTTCATCCGATGGCTCGGTGTTCGAGGCTAGGGCCAGGGCCTGCCCTGCATGCATCATATCAGTCGGATACATTCCTGACTTAAACTGCCCAATAGCCTTGACGAACGAGGCATCAGCAATACCATCCTCCCCGCTCCCCTCGACTTGCTCAAGCAGCTCCCAATTCTTTTTCTTATTCACCTGCAGCTTCACCCCCATAGCCCGTAGGTTATTCATGCCCGTTGAGTGAAGGGTCTTGCACCTCATCGAAGATGGCATACGGGTTTGCAGGTCTGTTGCGTTCTTTTTATTAAACGCAACAGCCGTTCCGTGCAGCCTGTTTCGGTTTGCCGCCTCGACAAGCAGCCAAGTCTTGCCCGACCCAGCTCGTGCGTTAACGGCCAGCGGCCTGCCCTCGGCAATGGCCTCTAAGGCCGCTTCCTGCTCTGGTGTTGTTTGAAGTTCGTTGGTCATAGTTTACTCCTTGGGGCTTTGCCCCGTTTAAATTGCTGTTCCACCTGCTTCGCGGTAAAGTTTACGCATCTTTCTCTTGAGGGCGTTGTTTGTCATAAACGCCTCATTCATGTCAACCTTAAGAAAACCTTTAGCGTTTTCACGCAAAGCTATTGTAATCACCAGCAATTCGTGACGACTTAACAGCACTGTTTCGTATTCGTATTGCATCACCCCGCTCCTAATCCAACCGAGCCATTTCAAAGCTGCCATCTTCCTCCACTATGCAAAACATAGCGTGAGGATAAAACCAGCACATCTGTCTCGTAGGTGCATGCATGGCCCTCGAAAGCGGTAGCATAACGGGGTCACCAGGATACAGCATGCCGCCATCATCTTGCCTTGTCCAAGGCTCCGTCTTGCCTCGCCAACCGCCTCCATGAGCATATCGCTCATTGAGCTGGTCTTGCACCCTGCGTTCGTCGCTATCAAACACAAGAGGAAAGGCAAAGCGTTCAGCACGCATCAACTCCCCTACGCTTGAGTATTCAGGAACCAGCTGCACCACCGTCTCCTCGTCTTCGCGCCATCCTGGCATAAGCTCGTCCAGTAGTTCTTCATCTGTTGGTTTAGTCATTCTTCTTTCTCCTTGAACGTCACTCCATTCCAATCCCCGTAAGGGTTCTCCCGTTTGAACTCACTCCAAACGAGCCATATTGCCACGGCAAGCAGGGCGATTATCACCACCCCGCAAAACCAGATTGTTAGGTCAGCCACAGTCATAACGTAAACGTCTGTGTAAGCTGGACAACGGTCAGCCGTAGCTTGGGGAAATAGGTAACCATATCTACCTGATACAGCCCATCCTCAAACTTAACCCGCTGGCCTTTTGTGAGCACAACTTGTTGCTCTGTGTTCTCGACGTAGAGCAGTTGCCCCTCGCCGTGAACGTCAACATCAATGTTCCTGAATGTTGTCGTAAACCTTAGCTCAGCGGTCATACCTTGCCTCCTCGGTTCAATCGGTCACACGCCGCATGAGCCTTACGTATCGCGCTTGCCCTTCGGGGGCCTGACCCAAACCAAACCCCGTGCGTTTTGACAAACTTACCTGAGCGCTTATACTCGTTCACACGGAATGAGTCACCCCGCTCGTTTACTCGGAATGATGTTTTCATTACGCTGTTCCCTTAATAGGCTCATTGGAGTATCTCGCACCCATGCGAGCCTTGATTGAATACTTAACGTCAGATAGTCTTTTCTTGCGGTCAGCTGCAATTATCTTTTTAATAAAGCGATAACCTGCGCGTGGCATAAATCCACGCGCAACAACACGCTCGCCAAATCTTTCACAATGTGACAGGATAAGTATATGCTTCTCTATGCTTGTCGGTTTTTTAAAGTAAAAGTCCTTGACCTCCTTTATTGTCTTGAGGTTAGCGGCTGGCAATGTTGCGCCGTTTTCAAAATGCACCTTGTTTAATTCAGGCGCATAGGCATGGGTTTCTAATGCAAAACTTTTCATTTGCTTTCCTCCATCAATGCTGCTATCAACACTGGCACCATACCTTCAGGTTCACATGCCTGTTGAGCAATCATGCATAGCCCTGCTTTGTTCCTGTTAGGTAATGCACGTAGCTCCTCAAGGTTAGCAAGATAATAGTCAATCATCTTGCCTAGCTCAAGTTTGCGTGTCTCAGGAAGTTTGGTTTTTCGTGTGGTCATAGTTTACTCCTTGTCTTTCTTTTTGGTTGGTGGTTAGGCTTTTTCTAAACGGCTTTGCAAGTCCTCTAGGAAATTCATTTCCCACAAACCATTGCAAAAACTTGCTGGGTCGCGCTTCAGTAATGCATCAAAGATTGAAAACAATTCATCTTCGGATTGCCCTGCATCGAGGTTTTGTTTGTTAAGCAACAATACGCAATTAGCGATAATACCTGCTAAAGCTTGTGGGGTAATGTCCTTAGCGATTAAGGCATAAAACTTATTAAGCTCCTCCTCGTTGGTCTCGTTCATGACAGTTGATAGTGGGTTCATACTCATAGTCTTTACTCCTTGGGGCTTTGCCCCGTCGAGGACGGAATTGTCCTGCCTTATGGTGTATCACACAACCCACCATAAGGCAAGGCCGACTTGGAGGGGATAAGCCATACGGGGATTGTGGTACTGGGTGGTATAGGCGGTAGTAGTCAGTAGTAGATGTAGGTATATGTGGGTAGTATGGGGGAGTTACCTACTAGTGCCAATGGGTGCTGGGTGCTACCTACCCGTACCTACCTTACTTCACTGGTACCTACCACTACACGGGGGGGTCTGTTTCATTAAGGTTGTATCCCTTACACCTTTAAGGATATATGGCTGTATCCCTGTAACCCCAATGTATGGCTATTTGAGAATAAAAGAATAAAAAAAAAAAAAAAAAACCGGTTTCACCTATATTTGGGGGGGGGGGGGGAGTGTGTGTGGGTGGGGTTGGGTTGGGTGTCCTTCCCCGCTCTTTG